TACATTCAAAAGGATATGAATTTAATGGTGATAAATTAAATCAATTAAAGCAAGCAGAAACACAGCGTCATTTAGACAAATATATAAAATTTGATGTAAACTTATTTGATTTAATGCTTGCACTAAACAACAGTGGAATAGCTCTAGCAGTAGCCAGTAACGCCACAGAATTGTTTGTGCATCGTAGTTTAGAAATACTACAAATAAAACAATTCTTTTATAAAATTAATACAGCAACAGACTTTCCTGCAAAGCCAGATCCTACTACATTCTTTGATGCTATTGAAGCCGCTCACAGCAATGTAGAATCTACTCTCATAGTTGAAGATAGTCCAGTAGGAATACAATGTGCAAAAGCAACAGGATGTAGCGTATTAGAAGTAGAAAATGCAAGCGATACAATCGTTCAAATAAAAGATTTATTTAAAATAAATACGTAATATACACAGGAAATAATCATATGTTAACATTAATAATGCCAATGGCAGGTGCCGGAACTCGCTTCGAACAAGCAGGTTATACTACAAGTAAACCAATGATACCAGTAGGAGACGTTCCAATGTTTGTGCATGCAGAACGTTGTATTGGTATTGACTTTGAAAAAAGAATCTTTATAGTTCGTAAAGAACAAAACATAAAAGAAGATATATTAAAATGGTATCCAGAAGCACATGTTCACGAATTAGATCACTTGACAGAAGGAACAGCATGCACTATACTAAGTGTAGAAGACCTTATAACAGACGAGGATAGCATATTGGTTGCTAACTGTGATCAACACACAGAGTGGGACAGCGAGCATGCACAAAGTTTAATGAACAGTGTATTTGTTGCTGGATTTATCAGTGTGTTTCATTGTCCTGAGAAAGATCCTAAATGGAGTTTTGCAGAAACAGACAGCGAAGGACGAGTATTGCGTGTAGCAGAAAAAGATCCTATTAGTGAATGGGGCACCACAGGCTATTACTATTGGAAAGATGGCAAGCAGTTTTGTCGTAATGCTAAACAAATGATAAAAGCAAACGACAGAGTCAACAATGAATTTTATACATGTCCAGTGTATAATTATACTATTAAAGAATGTAATGAATGGGGTGTTTCGCGTGTAGTAACTATAGAAGTTGATCGCATGCAAGGTATAGGAACACCGGAGGATTTAAATGAATTTCATAGCACACAGAGGTAACACCCGAGGACCTCAACCCACATTTGAAAATACAGAAGATTATTTACAAGATGCACTAGACAAAGGATATCATATAGAAGTTGATATTCAATTATACAGAGGTGCATTGTATCTAGGACATGATGCTCCTAATATTCATGTAAATGAAAAGTTTATTAAGCAAAGTAATGTTATATGTCATGCTAAAACATTTGACGCAATGGGACCATTATTAACTTTAGGTTGCCATAGTTTCTTCCACCAAGAAGATGATATAACATTAACAAGTAGAGCTAAGATTTGGTGCTACCCTGGAAAGTTTGCAATGCATCAAGATGCAATTTGGTTAGATTTACACAATATCCCATTGCCAGACGATATTCCAAATATATGGGGCATATGTGGAGACGATGAAAAGGTTATGAGCAAAATAAAGAAATGAACTGGATAGAAGACACACACTATTTGCAAATAGATGCAACCAGCTATTGTAATGCAGGTTGTGGAACTTGTGCAAGGTTTGTGCCTGAAACATTAGAAGTTCAACCATATCTAAAGCTAGAGCATTTCAACATGGATGTTTATCGCAAACTCATTGAAGAAGATATCAAAGATTTGCCTAATATGAAAGCAGTATTCTTTAATGGTAATTGGGGCGATGCAGTAATGCACCCAGACCTAATAGAAATGTGTAGAATTGCTCGCCGAGCAGGACTTTACATTAAAATATCCACCAATGGTGCACCAAGAACACCCAAGTGGTGGAGTGAATTAGCAGAAGTGCTTGGCGGACCTAATAGTGAATACGGTGAAGTTATATTTTGTATAGATGGAATAGACAATGAATCTAATGCAATGTATAGAGCTAAAACAAAGTATGATAAGATTATTAGAAACTTACGAGCATTTACTGATGCAGGTGGAAACAGTGTTTGGAAAATTACAGTATTTAATTATAACATGGATCAAATAGATAGAGCAGAAGAGTTAGCAAGAGAATATGGTTGTTTTAGATTTGTATCAAGAAAGAATTATCAAAGGCAATATCCTGGCAGTAAGATAGTATATCCTACACATGTTGTTGGAACAGATTTGCCTACTAAAAAAGATTATAGAAATGTAGTATTAAAAAGAGTGAATAGCGAAGTAGACAAATATATTAGTATTCAAGGAATGAAACAATCACACGAACAAAAAGAAAGTCAGTGTCCTTGGTATAGCGAAGGTGGAGTGCAAATTGATCCACACGGCACAGTATGGCCATGTTGTATAACAAGTCAAACCAAGTATGGTGAAGAACAATGGGGTGGCACAGTTGATCCAATAAAAGACTTTACTAACCTAGCAAGCGATTCAACATTTAGTCTTAAAAAGAATTCTTTAAAAGAAATATTAGCAGGTGAATTCTATGCAGAGATGTTAGAAAATAAAATTAATAATGCATCATTTAATATGTGTGTAGAAGAATGCGGAGTAAAGAGATTATGATTAGATGGGGAATTACAGCAAACGCACACGATGCCGCATTGGCAGTGTTTGATAACAACGAACTGAAGTTTGCCGCCCATGCTGAACGTAGCAGTGGAATAAAGAATGATAAGCATTTAAATCAAACAATAGTTGATCAAGCATTAGAGTTTGGAGCACCAAGACATGTGCATTGGTATGAAACACAATGGCTTAAACGTTTACGTCAACTACGTGCAGGACAATACAGCACAGCATTAACAAAGCCATCACCAGTTTCATCACTACAAAAGTTTGGAATACGTCCACCAGCGTGGCATAACAGTAGACATCATGCCTCACATGCAGCCGCAGGTTACTTTACAAGTCCATACCGAGATGCCGCAGTATTAGTAATAGATAGCATAGGTGAGTTTGAAACACTTACAGTATGGGAAGGCAACGATCGTGAACTAAAGCGTAAGTTCAGTCAAAAGTATCCACACAGCGTAGGCTTATGGTATAGTGCAATGACACAGCGTATTGGCCTAAAGCCAAACGAAGATGAATATATTCTAATGGGTTGGGCCGCAGTAGGTGACCCAGACAAGTATAAGAAAAAGATATTTGAAGATTTCTTTTATCCATTAGATCAAAACAGTCCACGTATTCGTTTTAAACAAAACTTACACAGAGGTTGCAAGCAATGGGCACCAGAACTAAACAGTGTTCAAGACTATGCAGATATTGCCGCAGGCACTCAAGCAGTGTATGAATATATATTTGAACATTTAGTAAAGCAGACAAAGAAATTAGTAGATAGTGATAACATTGTATTAATGGGAGGTTGTGCATTAAATTGCGTAGCCAACAGTATTGCATACAAATACTTTAATAACGTATGGATTATGCCTAACCCAGGTGATGCAGGTAGCAGTGTTGGTTGTGTATTAGATTACACCAAAGAGTTTATTGAATTTGACAGTCCATATCTTGGACATGCTATCAGAGGTAACTATCCGGTAAACAGTGCATTAAAGGTCATACAAGAAAGTGGAATGGTTGGTGTTGCCAACGGTTGTGCAGAGTTTGGACCACGTGCATTGGGTAATAGAAGCTTATTAGCTGATCCTCGAGGTGAAAATATGCAAGATCTAGTAAATACAGTAAAGCAAAGACAAGCCTTTAGGCCATTTGCTCCAGTTATTAAAGAAGAATGTTTACACGATTACTTTGATATGCCAGAGGGTGTAACCAGTAGTCCATTTATGCAATTTGTTGGAAGAACAAAAGATCCAAAGTCGTTTCCAGCAATAACTCATATAGATGGAACAAGCCGAGTGCAGACTGTTACACGAAAGCAACATCCCGGTTTGTATAAGTTATTGGACAAGTGGCACAAAGCTACAGGTTGTCCAATGTTGTTAAATACTAGTTTAAACATCAAAGGTGAGCCAATGGTGGATAACAAAAAAGATGCAGTGCGTTGGACTGAGAAATACAAAGTAGAAGTAGTTACAGAAGAACGCTCATCAATAGGAGAATAAATTATGATAGTGTATATTGTGCAGATGGAACGCAAAGTTGCAGTGCCAATCAGAGAAGAACTTCCACATAGATATGTAGTTGGAGTTTATACCAAATCATCAGAAGCTCGACGAGCAGGCGAATTAGAAGAGCAATGGCGACAAGATGAATACAAATATTTCTTACACGATTTTGTCTTAGATAAACTAAGTGAAACAAAAATAAAATATGCTGTTAAAGAATTAATGACAGAGAATTTAATAACGAACGATAGACGATTTGGCTAAATTATTAATATTAGGTTGTAGTTACACAAGAGGCAGTTATGCTTTTAACAGTAACGGAGATGAAGAACTTGTCAGCAATAAAGCGTGGTTAGACAATCTTCCAGGAGAAATAGTTTATTATACCGGATGGGGAATAGGTTATATAAATTGGGTAGACATAATTGAAAGCATAGAGTTGGATACGTTTGACGCAGTAATATTACAAGAAAGTGTAGAACCTAAATTTCAATTAACCAAAGATGTAAAATGGAATGAAACACGAATAGCCAGTGAGTTTAGGCCGCCAATAACAAGATATGAATTAGATATTGACAGTATTGTTTTTAGTAGAGGATTAAAACATAGAACACATTTACAAAAGCAGTTGCATTTACAAGACATGCGACACTGGCAATGGATAGACAAAATAGATAATAATGATAGTGTGTTAAATCTAACAAAAGCATGTGTTAGTCACGTAAATAACAAACTACAGCAACACAATATTCCAGGTTATATTATTAGAACACACGAGTATGTTGATTATGCAAACGAACATACACATTGTAAGTATTTAGATTTAGATCCCTTATTTACAATAGTAGGCAACGATAAACAATTAGTAAACACAGTTACAGATGGCGGACAAGGTCATTTTACAGAAAAAGGAAATAATCTATTAGCACAGCATGTAATGTATGCTTGGATAAGGAGAGATAAATGAAATTTGAATGGAACCCAATTAAATTAATTAAGAAATTAATAGCAGAACGTAAACATAAGAAAAAACTAGAAAAGAAGCTAAAAGAACTGGCCAAGAAAGATCCATATATTTACGACTAACCTAAAAGGATAGGACATGTCTAATACTAAAGATGATTCTAAGGATAACGAATATAGTCACAGAGAGGCGCATAGACTTTTTTGGATGGTGAAAGGACACTTGACTACTTCAGAAGCCACAGTGATGTCATGTGCAAATAGTTATTTTAATCGATTATGGCGAGATGGATGTGACGGTGCACCAGTATCAGATTACGAAGAAGGATTTGAAGAAGCTTATCAAAAAGTTCTTGACAACCAGAACAAGAAATAGTATAATAAACGCATAAACTTAAAAATAGGCAATAATTCTGAATGAATATAAAAATATATAACAGAGTCATGGAAATGATTAAACATGCTCCAAGTCTAATGACAAACCCACATAACTTAAAAGTAGCAATCAAATCTGAATTTGATGTAGAAGTAAGTGGACCAGCACCAAGCATACAGCATCTAGTAGATGCAATTGATGAAAAAGTTCTTTCAACTTATTTTGGTCAAGTATGGCAACCTAAAACAAAGAAATACAAATACAGTGGACTAGATATTATTGATGAAGTCAATGCACTAGAGCCAAAGGCTGTATTAGACTTGGGTTGCGGATACAACGAGTTCAAAGGAAAGATCAACAACATAACAGGAGTTGATCCATACAATGACAAAGCAGATGTTCAGTGTGGTTTAGAAGATTATAGGACAGACATAAAATATGATGTAACAATTTGTATGGGTAGTATTAACTTTGGTAGTGCTGATAAAATCATTAGAGAAATGTCACATGCAATTGATTTAACAGCACCAGAAGGTTTGTTGTTTTTTCGTGCTAACCCGGGTAAGCAACACGAAGCACCTGAGGCAAAATGGATTGACTTTTTTAATTGGACACCAGAGTTTATTATTAATATAGCAAAAGAGTTTGGTTGTGTTGTAGTAACAATTAAACAAGATGCAAACAGATTATACTTTGTTTTGAAGCGAAGATCGTAACTATATACAAAACGAAGATAAATAAATATAACAATAATTATAGATTTATAATTACTTTGTTATCACTTTACACAATTACCAACATGCGAGTGCAACAGGTTCATTAGTGTAATACCCACAAAACTTTAGAAGAATAAGGAACACATATGTTGGAAACATATATTGGTGTCCTGTTATTGGGTGTTGTCTATGGATTTTTTGTAGGCTTAATTCCGGTAGCAGGTGCTACAACAGGACTAATAGCCGTATACGCATTCGTTGGATACTTTGAAGATCCCTACATGTTAGTTGTATTCACAACAGCAATTGTTGTGACTTCGAGTATTGGCGACAGCTTTTGCGGTGTTGTTATGAATGTGCCAGGGGCAGGCGGAGCCGCCGCAACAATGATTGATGGATTTCCCATGAGTCGGCGTGGCGAGGCTGCAAGAGCTTTAAGTGCCGCAATTAGCACAAGTTGGATAAATGGATTGATATGGGGTTTACTTGTATTCCTTTTCTTACCATGGTATACCAAGATTGTGTTATATTTTGGCATTCGAGAGATGTTTACTTTCCTAATATTTGCTATGACATGTGTTGTGTTTATTAGCAGTAAGTATTGGGTAAGAGGCTTCATTGCATTAATTGCCGGCTTTATGGTCGGACATATTGGAATGGATCCTGAAACAGCAAGTTCACGTTGGACAATGGGTTGGGATTACTTAGGTGATGGAATACAAATGATTCCTGTTATGGCAGGCGTATTAGCATTTCCAGAACTACTAAGTGCATACAGAATGAAAGCTGAAAAAATCTTTCTAGACAATGCACTAATTAAATCACAACTAATACAAGGTATCAAAGACAGTTGGAAATATAAATGGGATGGATTACGAGGAGGCTTTATTGGAGGCTTTATTGGATTAATTCCAGGTATTGGCGGCAACATTGCAGATTGGTTTGCATATAGTCAAACAGTTGCAGCCGCAGGCAAACATGCCGATAAAGATGCTTATGGAATTGGAAAAGGTAATGTTAGAGGTGTCATTGGTTGCGAAGGCGCCAACAATGCTCAAAAGGCTACCAGTTATGTTCCTACCATTTTGTTTGGCATTCCAGGTGCACCATTTGAAGTGATTGTTATGGGTTTACTTATGTATGTAGGCCTAGAACTAGGAACTCCAAGTGTATTAGCAGATGGAGTGTTTTTTGATCACTTGCTGAGTAGTTACCTAGCAAGTCTTATTATAATCTTACCAATTGCTTATTTGTTTATCAAGTATGCAGTTAAGATTACCAACGTTCCTTTTAGATGGTATTTTTGGCCAATACTAGCATCGCTAATATGGTCATGCACACAATACACAGGACTCATTGAAGACTATTATATGTTTGCAATCTGTTGTGCTGTAGGTGTAGTTCTAAAATATCTAAAGTTTAGCCGTGTAAGTTTTTTAATTGGATTTATTCTCAGTGCAAGAATTGAGAAAAGTTATTTACAATTTTCAGGGCTGTATGAATGGAGTGACTTGTTTACAAGCTGGCTCCCACCAACCTTCCTTGCATTAGCGGTAGCAGCCGCGATATGGGGATTGTTTTTTAACAAAGCTAAAATAGATTTCGTATAAATCAAAGGAGAAAAATATGAAACAACTAAAGAAACCTTTAATGGCATTAGCACTTGCAATGTCATTACTAGTAGGATACTCTGCACCAGCAGTAGCAGACTACACATTTGTTGTCCCACAGAAGCCTGGATCAGGAACGTCTGTATGGACAGCAATTGTTGCCAAAGAACTTGAGAAGCACTTAGGTGAAAAAATCAAGATCATTAACATTCCAGGTGCAAATGATATTCCTGGATTCAACAAGTTCCACAACGACTTGCAATCAGATCCAAAAGTTGTAATGGTATCACACGGTGGTAATGGTGTAAGTTATCTAGTAGATGACGTAGACTATGATTACTATCAGTATGATCCAATTGGTATGATGAACTTGACTATTATTAATGGTCACCAAAAGTCAATTGACCCATACACAGATGAGATTTTGTTCTCAGCTGGTTCAGGTATGAATCCAGACATGATGGCACACATCTTACTTAAAGGTGGACCAGGTCTAACTATGGAGCAAGGTAAAGAAATCTTTAACACTCAATACAGATATATCAAAGGTATGTCAGGCGGAGAGCGTAGATTGTCTTACCAACGTGGTGAGCTTAACGTAACACGTGAGTCAACAGCAGCTTATAACAAGTATTATACTGATGCTCCTTACTCAACTGTATGGTTCTCACAAGGTGTATTCAACTTGGAAACAGGTGAAATTGATGCAGATCCAAACTGGCCTAATCAATCAATACACGAAGTGTTTGAACAAAAATGGGGCGAAGCACCATCAGGTGAATTCTGGAATGCTTTCGAACTAGTTCGTAACTTCCGTGACGTAATGCAAAAAGCATTGTGGACACAAAAAGATAACCCAAACACTCCGGCTCTTGTTGCGGCATTCCGTGCCATGGCAGCAGACCCAGAGTCAATGGCAAAGATTTATGTAAAAACTGGAAAGTATGACTGGATTATCGGTGACGATATGAAAGGCGCACTAGATATTTTACGTAACCAAATCGAGCGTGATACATATGCTAACCTAGTTGACTTCTTGAAGTTTACAGGTAAAGATGCAATCTTCAAAGAAGATGTTATCCCTCAATAAGTCCTAACTACCTTAGGAACGTAACGCAAGTTACATTAAAGGACGGTGCAGAAATGTATCGTCCTTTTCTTTTGATAAATATAATGCATAGTATTAAACTATTAGTTAATAGAATTAACAATAGTTATAAATACAGCACGAAAGTGAATGAAATATTCACAAAGCAATAATCTATGAAGATTTCGAACTTAATTAAGAAGGAAATGCAGATGAGAAACATAAAAACATTTTTAATCGTCATGACAATAGCATTTGGAATGACATCGGCACTCGCTGCAGATCCAATAGTAACAAATTCAACGAGTAACAGCACAGTCACAACAACAGGTGACAACAAAACAACAGTAAAGAGTCCACCGCCTAGTGCAATATCACCAAGCATCAATAGTAGCAACAGTGACTTATGCACAGTAGGTATTTCAGGTGCAGTTCAAACACAGATACTTGGTATCAGTGGCGGATCTACTGTTCGCGATTTAAATTGTGAACGTTTAAAGCTAGCCAAAACAATCTACGACATGGGCATGAAGGTTGCAGCCGTCAGTATTATGTGTCAAGATGAACGTGTATTCAATGCAATGGAAATGGCAGGAACTCCTTGTCCGTATTTTGGTAAAATTGGTGAAGAGGCCCAAGCAAGTTGGGAAGCCGCACCAGAGAAAAGACCAGAAAACAAAATAAAGGAGCAACGTCAAAATGACCAACTCGATGGCGCCAAAAAGGCTGTGGGTATTGGTGTTCTGTTGTATTTGCTTCTTCTTTAGTAGCATAATATACGCAGATACTAATCCACCCGGTGGAGGTCAATCCACATGGACTAACCAAAATCAAGGCCCAGACTTGGATGACGGAACTATTACTAGTCCGTCCGGTGGATGTCCGTCTGGCACCTCAGCAGCATATGTATATGGATCAGGAAGCACCTTACGTTTTGGTGAGTGTGTCAACACATTCGCAGTATCATATGCAATCAATCAAGCATTATCAGGCACTGGCGTTAGCATAGACAAAGTTCATTACTCATGGAGGTATATACATTGTTTTAATGAACCTGGCAAATTCTGTAATACAGATATTGAAGATAGAGTAAACACTACTACCGGTGAGATTACTGATGATACCTATTGGGACGAATTGGTTGTAGTTGTCGAAGTAACAGATAGTAATGGTAACGTAGTTGAAACTAAAACATGGACTATGGATAAGTGGTATGATTATCTAAGCACTAACGCTCATAGTAATAGTGAAACCACAGATTCCACATCCACAACTTGGCAGATTCACTCAGGCAATATAGAAATTTACAATCACATAGATAAAGTAGGAACAATACGCACACCAAATGCTGTTGGTGATGTGAGGTTTAGAATTAATGGATACGACAAAGGTAATTGGGATGGTTACTACGGTCCTATTATAAAAAATTTAAAAACTTGGTTTACTTATAGAGCAAACCCTTGTAACGATACAGCCCTTTATGATCCTAGTTGTCCAGGTTATGCAACAGCATATGCGGCTCAACAATATGATCAAAATTGTAGTGCAGATGCATTATATGATAGTGGGTGCCCAGGTTATGCAACAGCATATTACAATGCACAATGTAGTTATAGTCCACTCCACGATAGTGGCTGTGACGGATATGCAGAAGCATACTACAGTCAACAATGTGGCATAAGTGCATTATATGATAGTGGGTGCTCGGGCTATGCAACCGCATACTACAATCAACAGTGTGGTATAAGTGCATTATATGATAGTGGATGTAATGGATACGAAGCAGCTTACTTGTCTCAACAGTGTGGCATAAGTGCATTATATTCTATTGCATGTGATGGGTATGCATCAGCCTACTACAACCAACAGTGTGGCATAAGTGCATTATACGACAGTGGATGTGATGGATATGCCGCTGCTTATCTAACACAGCAATGTGGCATAAGTGTATTATACGATAGTGCGTGTGAAGGATATGATGCCGCTTACCTAACACAACAATGTGCCTTAGACTCAACACATGATGAATCATGCACAGGATACGAAGAGGCATACTTTGAACAGCAATGTATTTTAGATGCAACACATAGTCCAGGTTGTGCAGGATACGATACAGCATACTTAAATCAGCAGTGTAGTTATAACTCACAGTATGATTCGCAGTGCCCAGGTTATGTAGCACCAATTATTGAAACTGACACAAGTGATATTGGAACAGGAACAGGTGATAGTATTGTTGATAGTGTAATTACAACACCAGTGACGCCAATTATAGTATTACCAGTGATACCAGAGCCTATGCCAGAGCCAGAACCAGAACCAGAGCCTGAGATAGTAATAGAGTTGCCAACAATTGAATTACCTAACATAGGAACAATAGACAATACTATAACAGTTCCAGAACCGTTAGGTGAAGTAGAACAAATAGAATTAGAAGTAGAACAACAAATAGAATTAGAATTATCTTTGCCAGAGGTAGAGTTAGAAATTGAGCCAGAAGTGGAGATGCCAAATGAGACGCAGGGAGAAGAAGAGTCCGGTGGTGATGTGGAACAGTCAGTGGATGGAGATTCCAGGGCAGACGAGGACAATAACGAAAGCGGAACAGACGATACAAGTTCCGATGAGGTACCTGAAGGAGATACCACCGAAGAAGAATCAACCCAAGAAGAAGCAGTAGAAGAAACTGAGGCTGAGGAAGAAGCTGAAGAAAGCACAGAGGAAGAGGCTACAGAAGAGACCGAAGAGGAATCAACTGAAGAAGAAAGCACAGAGGAAGAAGAAACTACTGAAGAAGAAAGCAATGAAGAAGCTACCGAAGAAGATGAAAGTGAAGAAGAAAATTCAGAAGAGTCAAAGGAAGAAACAACGGAAGAAACAAAGGATAAAAAAGTAGCTGAATCAAAGCCTAAGAAAGTTAAGAAGCTATCCAAGAAAGAAAAGGAAGCGGCTAAACGTAAAAAGATGAAAGAGATTATCAAAGACAAACTTAAAAAACTTGCAGAAGATCAAGGCAAAGCAACATCACTTGAGGCACAACAGGCGCTTCAACGTATTATTGCAGCATTGATTAACTATGTTCCAGGATTTAATGCTTATGGTGAATTAGCAATACCTGGAGTAGACTTTTATAATTCAGATGAGATTTATAAAGATAAAAAGATTCCAGAGAATCAACGTGCATTACGTAATGGTCTTGCAAGTGAATTAAAATGGAATGACATGGTAGACATGCAATACGAAGGAATGGAATAATGTTAAATTGTTTAGTATTAGGACTTGCCCTAAGTTTACATGCAGGACTAGAAAACAAATATAATCAGAAACACCCATATCTCATGTGTGAAACTGAAGATGTTATAGGAGGAGTATACTATAACAGTTTAGATAAGTGGAGTGTAGTTGGTGGAGTTAAGTATGACTTAACTAACGACATAACACTAGATGTTGGAGTAGTAACAGGATATCATTACGATGTAGTGCCTATGGCACGGCTACGTTATAAAAACCTATTCATAATGCCAGCATTAGAAGATGATAGAACTGGAGTCGTAGTAGGCTTTCAGTTTGAATTTAAATTAAAGGAGTAGAGATATGGGATTATTAAAATATTTAGCAATCATACCAGCAGTTGCAGCCGTGGTGGCATCACTGTATGGAGGTTTACAATATGTAACCGGGTTGCAGAATACAATAGAAACAAATGAAAAACACATTGCATCTATGCAAATGTCAACTAAAAATGATTTTCAATCGTTAGACACAATGATGAATAGTGAAGTAGAAAAACTAGACATTCGTTTAAAGGCTGTTAATGAGTTGTATAAGCAAGGACGTGAAGAAATGCTTATTGAGATGACTAACTTTGCTACACAGATTGCAAGAATACAAGTATTAGCAGAATCACTAAGAGATGGTCAGTATAAACTGGCAAGTGAAGCTGAACTACGAGCAATGGAACAAAGTTATTATAAGTTGAATGATTCAATTGTTCAATTGAAATATGACTTGAAAGAGATGCAAAGACAACTCAACGGAGGATACTAAAATGAACAAATATATGTATTTTGGTATTCTTATTGTAGTTGCAGTTGTAATGGCTTTTTGGAGCAAACCAGCAAAGGCTGCCAATGAATATTTAAACAATTATGGCGGCCATTGTCAATCAGCAACACTAGAACCATACATAGAAAAAACTACAGAAGATAGTTTATCTATCAACGGCGGTGACTCTAGCTATAACAACGACAGTGACAGAGACTCATTGAGATTTGGCATTAGGTTGTCAATACCATTGGGTTCAACTTGCACTAAAAAATATAAAAAAACAATGATGACAAATGAATTACTAAAGCAACAGTTAGAAATGCTTAAACTTTGTGCAAGGTATCAAGGCCTTGAGCTAGGTGAAGAGTTTGCTGAAGTAAAACGTATGTGTTCAGGAGTATCAAAAAAGGAGAATAAAGATGTGGAAAGCAATTAAAGACTGGCCAAGTTTAACCGAACTTTTCTTTGGAAAAGGGAACGGACCAACAACACCTAAACGTGCAAGAGTTAAAGGCAAATACAAAGCAGACGATAAGTCTACACCAGATGTCAATGAAGCATGGGAAGGTGGTAAAGCACCAGTTAAGACTAAAGCAAAGACTAAAGCAAAGACTAAAGCAAAGACTAAAGCAAAGAAAGAGCCAGCAATACGTGGCACTAGAAAAGACTATGCATTAGATAAAAAGTTAAAAGAAACAAAGAAACTAGCAGCTAAGAAGCCAGCTAAGAAAACAACTAAAAAGAAATAAGGAATAAAGTAATGAGTGATAAAACAACAGTAGAAGTAGGTGGAGTAAAGTTCACTGGTGGGAAACTGTTTCTAGTTATAACTATTCTAACTACCCTAGGCGGAGCAGCTTGGGGAGGCTTTGAGTTCTATAATGACTATAGAATGATGAAAGCTAAAATAGAAAAGTATGTAGCACCAGACTTGAGTGGAATTAGATCGGAACTAGCAGTAGTTAATACTAAGCTAGATGAAGCACTAGACTATTCTAAAGATATTAAAAACGGATTACGTGATGATATCGTTAGACTAGAACGTATAGTTGATCAAGTAGAAGATGATGTCAACAAAACTGAAGAAGATACACGTGAACTATTAACATTAGCTGACCAACGTTTTGAAAACAAACGTGATCAGTTGTTAACAGATTACGAACAAAAAGCTGACAGTTTACGTAATAGTACCGATATTAAACTTAAAGAACTAGAACAAAGACTTAATCTAAGACTACAAAGAGCATTAGACAACCCATTAGCACAGTAATAGCTGCTTGACAAAGTAGCTATTCTAGTGTATTATTATATAATGAGTAGGCTATTGATAATTACAGGACCTCAAGGTAGTGGTAATCATTTGTTTAGTAAATGTTTAGCATTACATGAGGACGTCTTTGGATGGAAGACATTGCTCAATAGATATTGGGAAGGGCATCACCACGAACCCTTTGCAGAGTATTGGGAAGATCCATCTAAGTTAGACAACTTTGACTGGAATCAACGTGAATACTTTGTAACCAGTGTTAGCAGTCCATACTTTAAAGATCAACAGCCTGTTATACCTAATTATGTTGAGTTTATTGAACATGCACAAGAGTATGTAGATAAAATTGATATAGGTATAATTGGTAGAGATCAAAATATTTTACGCAACCAACAAAAAAGAGTGCGAGGTAAAGAAACTACTCCTATTGCATTGCAATCTTTTAACTGGTTATTTGAAACACAAAACTGTTACTTTTTAAGTCAAGAACTATTGCAGTTATATAGGCAAAACTATTTGGAACAACTAAGCAGAGAAATAGATTGGCCTATTGCTTTTTGGAACGCAGACATGGATGAAATTCTAAAGCAAGATAGTAACACTAAATATATTAAAGAGGTGCATGAACATTGGTTGGACTACGAAGTCCAAGAAGCAGTGCGCCAAAGTTAAACAAGGAAAATAATATGACTTTTATTCTATGGCATATGTTAGCAATTGTAAGTGTGATGGCAATCTCATTTATACTAGGCTGGATTAGTGCAACAAAAGTATACTCATTGACGGAGAAGTAATACATGCTAGATGTTATTATGTTAACTTTTGGTGAGCCAGAAGCTGACGAAAACTTTGAGATACTAAAACAAAAGGCCCCACATGCACAGCGAGTAGACAACGTAGTTGGATTACTAGAGGCACACAAAGCTGCTGCAGAATTATCAAAAACAAATTACTTTTATGTGTGTGACGCAGATGCAATCATACAAGAGAACTTTCAATTTAAGTTTGAACCAAGTGACAGAAGAGAGGCATACCCAGGTGTTCCCGAAACAGAATGCGTATTTACTTATCGTAGTCATAACCCTGTTAACGATCTCATATATGGATTTGGTGCGTTAAAACTATTTCCCAAGAAGAAGTTACTTGCTACTAAAGAGTTTAAAGTTGATATGACTACAAGCATTGGTGCAATATTTAAACCTAAGTTTGAGATATCAAATACTACAGCGTTTAACACTGATCCATTTAATACATGGCGTAGTGGATTCCGTGAAGGAACTAAGATGGCTAGTGGTATTATTGATCACAAAAAACAAGTAGATGATGCATATAGATTAGAAGTATGGTGCACCCGTGGTGAGAATAGACACTATGGTGAGTATGCAATACTAGGAGCTCAACAAGGGCGAGACTTTGGTAATCATTATAAAGGTAATCAAGAAGCACTACGAAAGATTAATGATTGGGAATGGCTTAAGAAAACATTCGAGGATGCACTTTAATGAAACAAGCAGACTTTCAAAAAGAATATCATTGGCTAATTGGCCTACGTGAATACTTTGATGCAATAGGCGAAGGTGATAGGTATGAAGTATTATTCAAAGCATTGTATCACGACAACTGGTATCGCAAACGTGATGTGCTTACAGAGTTGTATCAAAAACATGACATTGAAACTGAAAAGCATTTAAAGAGTTGGATGAATCTGTTATTACATGAACAGTTAACAGACATAGAAATAAAAGCACAATTAGTTGTAACACTTATTCGTAAGTATATGCACGAAGATCCATTGTTATCAAACACAGCAAGGTTTATTAATCATTGGAGTGGTGACGAAGGCGAAGGAGCAAAAGTTCCAGACCTAAACGACTTCTTTAGTAAAGGACAAGTGCAAAGTAAACTATGGTTAATTAGAGAACTTAAAAAAGTTATTGAAGGTAGCTTAGGTAACGTAGTATTTTATGGAGGTTGGTATAACTTTCCTGCACACTTTATATTTCAAAACTTTAATGTAGGTAAAATATACAGTTTAGACCTCAATGAAGAAACAGTAGAACCTAGTAAGAAGTTATGTTATGACGAAACAGTTGAGAATAGATTTGTTCCTATTGCTACAGATGTAAACAGGCTACGTTGGAATAGTAATAAACTTAGTTATAGAAACTATGAACTACGTGATGAACAAATTGAACGCTGGATACAAAAGCAAGAAAGTGCATTAACAAATAAAAGACAAGAACTAATTGATAAGTGGATTGATGAAAACGAAGAGAATATTAAACAAGGCGTTGTAGACAAAGGTTCAGTTATTGAAAAAATAAGTGAAGATTTACGCACAGAAATGTTTAAAGACAAAGATGAGTTACTTGAAAATAAGTTTGGTTGGGTAGAATTAGATAATATCAATTGTGTAATTAATACAAGTTGTGAACACATGGATAACACTTGGTATGAGAACCTGCCAACAGGAACATTTGTTGTATTACATCAAAACGATTACTTCAGTAACGAACAACATGTTAATTGTTGTAAAGATATAGAAGACGTAAAGTCTAAGTATCCAATGACTGAGATATACTATGAAGGAGAACTCGACACAAACCTTTACAACAGGTTTATGTTAATAGGAATTAAATGAAATTAACATATATTGAATTCGAGCTTAATGAATTTATAAAGCCACAGTCAACACCAGAAACAAATCATGCTACTGTAGAAGTTTGTTGTGATATAACCAGTAAGTTAACAAAGCAACTTGATTTACAATATGATAAAGACTTTTGGTTTCAAGAAGCATACTATGATCGAAAAGGCAAGCGTGTATTAAAGTTTGCGTTCAAAGATGATTACACGGCATTTATATCAAAGATGATGGGAATATATAATGGATAATGAAACACAACAATGCGAAGACTGTAGAATTGAAATAACAACCAAAGGTATTAAAGTTGAAGATACTGGCAGTCTATATTTAGAAACAGGAATAATAGTAGGACTACTTGTTTTAGTAAGCCTAATGTATATTGGAAAGAAATGGATTGACCGGAGATTTAAATGAATAGAAAAACATTACAACTTCTATTAACAAACTACAATGCAATAAACAATCAATTGCGTTCGCCATGTGCAGAGAAAACTAAGTTTGAGAAACTTATTATAGAAACACACAATAAGCTAATGGCACTACCACCTGAAGTAGTTTATCCTAATGGAATGACAGCAATGGAATTTGCAAAAGATTTAGCACAAAAGGCCAACAGCAATGGATGATGAACTATGGGATGCTATCATGGACGGCTTTACACCCAGACAATTACAAAAAGAAGCCGCTAGAGCAATATGCACTATGCCTGCTGACAATGATAGTATACATAAGTTTAATGCAGTTGCAAGACACAACAGTAATCTTTGGTATAAAGCAGTAGTAAAATATTATATAAATGAACACGGAGATTTTCCAAGTGAGATAGGACCCGGCAAAGATGTAAAGTTGATACTTGATGATTAGTTACATTAAATATGGCAGCGCCATTATAATACTTACAGCAATGATATTTCACGTGCAAGGATGGACACCCTACAATAGTTTCCTACAAATGCTAGGAGCCTCTGGTTGGATATATGTAGGCTGGAAACAAAATGAAAAAGCTCTTATACTAAATTTCTTACCACAGTTTTTTATTATTATACCTGGTTTGGTATACATGTGGTTAGGCTAATAAATAATAGCATGGATAACAACGTATACATACACGGGCATTATTGCACTCATAACTTTTTAATGGGTAGGACTCAGGTTTATCCAAATTGGGATTTTCATTATCAAAGTATACTTAAACATTATTTAAAACAATGCAATGAAATGCAAGGATATGATTCTAGTAGACCTATTGTATATGCAGTGCATCCGTTTATGAATCCAGCTACAGTTGAGTATGAAGTATGCTGTGAAGAATTTGGATTTAAATTGCCCAAGGTGGAATACAGTCCATTTTGTAATCTTACTGTCTTAGAAATAAGAGAAGCAATTAGACAATTTGATTGGACGCAAGCACCATGGGAAAATGTAGTCAACAAAGATGGGTGGTATGCAAAGTGTATATTCCCTCATACTAATTTTGATTGGTATCAGTGGCTACAGTTATGTAAGAAATGGGGAAGTGTTCCAGGTGATGACTATGGTAAAGTAATTAGAACTATACCAGAAAATCAATATGTTGAATACATACCAAATCCAAACATTACGTGGCCTAAAGGTTTACCTAATTGGAATAATTACTAACATGTATAATTATAAAGATATAAACACAGTTCACTTAGAAGTTACACAACGTTGTAATGCTAGTTGTCCTATGTGTGATCGTAATGAGAATGGTGGAGCAGTAAATCAGCATATCAAAAACAACTTACAAGAACTAAGTTTAGATGATTGTATTAACATATTTGATCCAGACTTTCTACAGCAATTAAAAGTATTATACATGTGTGGTAACTTAGGTGATCCAATTAGTGCTAGAGATACATTAGAAATATTTGATTACACCCGTGCAATGAATGACAACATATGGTTAAGCATGAACACTAACGCAGGCGCAAGAGATGTTACATGGTGGCAAGAACTTGCTAAAACTATTGGCAAGAACGGTGCAGTTATCTTTAGTGTAGATGGATTAGAGAACACAAACCATTTGTATAGACAAGGTGTGCAATGGGATAAAGTAGAACGTAACATGCGAGCTTTCATTGAAGCCGGAGGCAGAGCTAGATGGGATTACTTGATATTTGAACACAGTGAATGTGATGTAGAACGTGCAGAAAAACTTGCCAAAGAATGGGGCGTTGAGAAGTTTATGAAAAAGAAAACTGGACGCTTTATTACTTCTGACAGTGAAACAAAAGAAACACACCAAGCAACTAATCGTAAAGGTGCTACAATGCAAAACTTAGCAAAGCCCAAGAAAGCAGAGCACCAGAACCTTGCATTAGCTAAGACAGAAGAAATTAAGAAAACATATGGCAGTATGAAAAAGTATTATGATAGCTGTGATATTAAATGTAAAGTAGCAGGTAAAGATCCTAACATCTTTATTACAGCAGAAGGACTTGTATTACCTTGCTGTTGGACTGCCGGACGTATGTATAAGTGGTGGCACAAAGATCCAAAAGTAGAACAAATATGGGACTTCATAGATGCAGTTGGTGGTAAAGAGGCCCTTGATGCAAGGATACATGGAGTAGAAGGTGTATTTGAAACAGGAATTATGCAAGACATACAACACAGTTGGAATAAGAAAAGTATTGAAGAAGGTAAGCTAGGTGTTTGCAGTATGAAATGTGGAACAGAGTTTGATCCATTTGCGGAGCAGTTTACGTGATAGATGCATTTGTTAATGCACTATCAAATGTTATACAGGCTATGTTTATAGGCAGTATGGCAGGAGGAATTGTGCAAGTATGTGAAGAAGATATTCCAGAGTTTAAAAAGCTACGACCTAATATACAAATAGTTTTTGAGAAACAAGAAGTAGATCAAAATATACAAGATGCATTTCTTAATTCGTTTGATCAAACATACAACGGAGAAAAGCTACCATCAAGTTGCGAAGAAGCATTGCAGGCCGCAGGGTCATCAATGTTAGAAGTAAACAACACTCTAAATCATTCGGCTAATCCACACAAGGATCCTGGAGTGTTTTAAAAAGAAAGGATGTTAATGGACATCAAAGAAAAGATTATTGAGAATCTAAAAGAAGTATACGATCCAGAAATCTCAATAAATGTATGGGACCTGGGTCTAATTTATGAAATAAATATTAATGAAGCACATTGTGACATTGTAATGACACTCACTAGTGCATTTTGCCCAATGGCAGATGAAATAGTAGAAGATGTTACTGAAGCAGTAACTGATGTTGAAGAAATGAAAACATGTGATGTAAAAGTAGTATTTGATCCTCCGTTTGGACCAGATAAGATGAGTGAAGACACTAGATTAATATTAGGAGTATAACATTGATTAATGATTGTGAATATACAATACACAAAGAGCCATGGAAGTATATAACATCACAAGGTGGCTTTTTTACTTCAGAAGTATATGAGAATCTTACAAATATATTATATTCTGAAGCAGTAAAAGATTGGACAGTATGCAATGGAGATGGCAGTGATTCATCTTATCCACAAGCTACTGTAGTAATGATAGACGAAGAAGCACGTGAAAAGTCTACAGGATTCTTACGTGAGTTTTATGATTGGCTATGGACCAGAGAACTTGATGCTAAAATACATGAAGCAACAGGTGTAGAATTTAAACGTCATAGTTGGATGTGGCATTTAGATTATCCAGGATTTGATCAGCCATGGCACAATGATTTTGATTCCTATCCAGGAAAAGAGATTACTACCTTTCAAGTTTATATGGCAAAGAACAATGATAAAGCACACAGTGGAGCAATGGTAACTAGTATTTGCCCAGAAGATGATGAAGACATTGATGTGCGTAATTTATCTAATCCAACCATGGCACAATATCAAGTGCCATACACTCCAAATCAGGCATGGGCCTTTACTGCAAGTCCTGAAACATGGCATGCAGTTCCTACAATAGATTTCTACCGACCAAGTTTTATGTGTAGAGATTTTAAAATTATTACTTGACAAACAGTCAATTTTAGCCTATTATATAACAATGGAATATATAATAGTAATGATTACAGCGTTGTTTCTATACAATGCTAACCACATAGAAAATAATTGCACAGACGATGGATGCCCTAGCTTCCACGAAAACAATCAGACCGAATAAAAGGTATAACAACATGGCAACTATAGCCGAATGGGCAGACAATTTAGGTTTAATGGATGATGGCCATGAAAGGCTAACCTACCTAATTGAACTAGCAAGAAAAGAAACCAGTCTACCAGCAGAGCTACGAACAAAAGATAGATTAGTAGATGGATGTATGTCACAGATATGGATAGATGTTGGTGTTGTAGAAGATAACGTAAAAGTATACTATGACAGCGATGCAATGATAACAAAAGGTATTACTAGTATTGTTGCAGATTGTTTCTCAGATATTCCAGTTGCAGAAGCAAAGCAACTTACACATGATGACTTTCAAGGTTTAAATATTGCACAGCTTCTTACACAACAACGTAGAAATGGATTAGGAAATTTAATCGAGACTATAAGAAAAAGGATACACCGATTATGATTAAAACTATTGCAAGCAGAATTCCAGAATTTTGCATGAGCCATTGGCTTTTAAGAATACCACTTGCAATTGTATTTTTACAACAAGGATTAAGTAAATTACCAATTACAGTAGAAGATGCTGAAAGTTTTGAATTGCCTTACATTGTATGGTGGTTTGCAGCTTGGGGCGAAATAGGTGCAGGCATTGGACTACTTATAGGTGGTGCAGTGTTTATTAACAAACTAGCAGAGTTACAAGATATAATTACACGTTTTAGTGGTATTACAATTTGTAGTATTGTGACAGGTGTTATATGGGTCGGTCAACCTGATAGTTTTATGGATGTAATTTTATATGACAACTTCCATGTGCTATTATGGGTAGGTGGATTATTTTTTGCACTAAGAGGTAATAGAACATAATGAAAGATAAGTTAAACGCAAGACTGCATTGGACTACAACAGTTACAGAAAAACTAATGCTTGGTGGAATAGGTGCATTAACTGTTTTAGCAGCTGCCAACGAAGTATGGGGTATGTGGTTAATACAAAATATTGAATTAGCAGATTTGTTTTTGTTATTCATTTATACAGAAATTGTAGGAATGGTCGGTGCTTACTATATCAGCAATAGAATACCAGTAACACTACCAATTATTATTGCAATGACGGCATTGTGTAGATTGATTATATTACACAGTAAAGATGCTGACCCTTGGGTATTAATAGCAGAAGCAGGTGCTATCGTTTTATTAGCAGGAGCAGCCTATGTTATGAGTGCTAAAGAAAAACTAAGTTTAGAAAAGAAGAAACAAAAGGAGATCTTATAATGGGATATTTTTTACTAGGTATTCTAGTTGGCTGGTTAGTGCCAAGACCTAAGTTTTTAGGCAAGGCAGAAATGGCTATCTGGAACCCTATCAAATCAAAATTACCAGACAGTGTTACGAAACACTTTGGTTAATGATGTGTGCCTGTAGCTCAGTTGGATAGAGCGTAGGTTTGCGGAACCTAAGGCCAGGAGTTCAAATCTCTTCAGGCACGCCAAAATTAAAAGGAAATTAAAATGAGAAGTTTATTATCTACAGTAGCCGCTATGGCTATATTATCTGTTCCTGCATTTGCAGAGGACATAACAATTGAAATGCTTAACAAACGTGATGACGGAGCCAAAATGGTTTACAGTCAAGATATTGCTCGTATTGATGCAGGTGATACAATTACATGGGTACCAACATCAAAAGGTCACAATGTAGAATTCATTGCAGGCCCAGATGGATGGGATGCTCCAAAGAAATCAAAAAACAACAAAGAAGTTGCTATTACATTTGATACACCTGGCGTATACTTGTATCAGTGTTCACCACACAAAAGCATGGGCATGATTGCTATTGTAGTTGTAGGTGACGGAGACAATGATATCTCAAAAGCCAAAGTAAAAGGCAAGTCAAAGAAGAAACTAAAGGCATTGTTGGCTGATCTCTAATGACACCAAGAGAAGAAGCAGAAATAGAAGCAAAGAAAACTTACACTTCATTTTTACTTTACAGTAAACGTGTATCAATAATTATTTGTTTTATACTATTTGTTGTAGTAGTAATTTTTGACAGTGGTGTATAGTCCGCTCTTAGCTCAGCTGGATAGAGCAACTGCCTTCTAAGCAGTAGGTCACAGGTTCGAATCCTGTAGAGCGGGCCAGATCACTAAGGTTGACACTAACCCTTAATTGTAGTATAATAGTTTAATAGTATGTGTATAAGAATATCAATTTTAAAGCCATTAAGAGCCTTTTTACTTGACATTTTCTAAATACTATTATATACTACTAGTAGTTAAAACATAATTCAATAGGAGAAAACATGAGCACACGTGACGTAGTTCAAGACATTGTAAAACATACAGCCGGTCTTGGTTTTATTACTAATGTTAAAGTAACAGGCACAGATGAAGCAACAGAGCTAGACGCAATGGATGCCGATCGCACAGTTATTTTACATGCAACATTGCATAATGCAGTACCAGACTTCAAAGGTGAGTTTGGGTTAGGTAACTTAGGTTTCCTAGCAGGTGTTACAGCATTATCAAACTATCAAGAAGACACAGCTTCAGTTGAAGTTGTTTCTCGAGAACGTAATGGAGTTCAAATGCCAGATCATCTAATGTTTAAAGATGCAGATGGTAACACAGACCAGTATAGGTTTATGTCAAAAGAAATCATTGAACAAACACTACAAACTGTTAAGTTTAAAGGTGCTGATTGGGATGTTACTTTTGAACCAACTAAAAATAAAGTTGCTGAACTAAATGCTATTGCAGGCATTTACGGAGGCATTGAACCAAACTTCACTGTTAAAACTGAAGAAGGTGACTTAATTGTTACAGTAGGTGCTCCAGACGGATCATTTACAGGTAAGCGAACATTTGCTAAAAATATTAGCGGAGAACTAAATGAAGGTTATGCTTGGCCATTAGCACAAGTATTAGCTATTTTAAAATTAGGTATGTCAGGAACATGCGTAATGGAAATTAGTTCACGTGGTGCCCTACAAATTAGTGTAGACTCAGGCATTGGCAAATACGATTATATTCTTCCAGCATTAACGGTGTAAGTTTATGATTCCAAGTGTAGACCTCACAACAAAAAACAAAGACTATGCAGTATTCCTGCCTAGCATCAGCAGTTTCTATAGCAAACTAATTAGCAATCAAAGACGAGATCCTAACTACCTAAGTAATGAACGTATGCCTAACGGCTTCGAGCATGGGATTGATGGTTGTGACTTTTTAAAAGATATAGACACTTACTACAATTACAAATGGGGTTTATACTCAGCCGGTCATGCTACTCTTGATACAGCTAAAAGCGATATCCAAGAATGCATGATACAAAAACGTGACAGAAACAAAAGTTTTATCTTAGGCGATAGTGGAGGTTTCCAGATTGCTAAAGGCGTAATTCAAATGGATTGGGCTAACTTTAAAACTGAGGACAAGTTGCGTAGCACTATTCTTAATTGGCTAGAACACACAGCAGATTATAGTATGGTGTTAGATATTCCAACACTGGCAGCAATTCCACCACTTAGTGAAAAAACTGGACTAAAGAGCTTTGGTGATTGTTTAGACTACACAATGTTTAACAACGATTACTTTGTTCGTAACAGACAAGGTAAGACTAAGTTTATGAATGTGTTACAAGGTAATGATGAACACACCGCTGACATTTGGTATGAAGCAGTCAAGCACTATCCATTTGAGGGTTGGGCAATGGCTGGTTACAACATGAAACAGTTGCATCTAATATTACGTAGACTTATTGTTATGCGTGATGAAAAGATGTTGGACCCAGGTAAAGATTTAATTCACTATCTTGGAACAGCAAAACTTGATTGGAGTTGTGTATTTACAGCTATTCAACGTAATTTACGTGAGCATGTAAATGAGAACATGATGGTTACTTTTGATGCGGCCAGTCCTTTTATTACTACAGCTAAAGGTCAAATGTATACTAGCAATAATATGCGTAGTGACAAATTTGGTTATGTAATGGAAGGTGCTATTGACGACAAATGTTTTGCAGGAAACTATGACATGAAGTTTCCGTTCAACGGACCTATTGCAGACAGACTTACAATGGGAGATATATGTTGGTATAAGCCAGGTATGTTAAACAAAGTTGGCAAAGAAGGTAAAACAAGTTGGGATAGCTTTAGTTACTTCTTAATGATGGCACACAATGTTTATATGCATATTGACAGTATTCAAAATGCAAATGCATTAACAGATGTTGCTACAACCAGATATAATACTAGTCATAAACATTGGCAAAAAGTTAGAGCTGGTAAGAAGATTGATGAGTTTGATACATGGATTCCACGTAACACAATTTATATAGTAAACTTTATCAATGAACTATTTAAAAGTGAAACTCCAATGCAAATGTTAGAAGAAGCACAACCAATGCTTGCTGACTTTAGTGGTCAAAAAAGTATTAAAACTAGTGCAAGTGCATTTGATAACTTGTTTGACGCAAGTTGGGGTGACCAAGGAGATGCAGACTTTACAGAAAATGATGCCGAAGATGCAGAAAAATTCTTAGAAGGTTTGAACTAATAAGGAGAAAGTTAAAATGGGAACAGGAACAATAAACAGTTTAACACGCAGAAAAGATTCATTGATATTAAAGCATAAAACACTTGACAATGACATAAAAACAGCGTATAGTAATCATATTAACGACATTGAACTTCATAAAATGAAAAAAGAAAAACTTTCATTAAAAGAAGAGATTGTTAAACTTGAAACAAACATTGCAGAAAGAAAACAGTAATGAAAAGAAACTATGATGAAGCAAGCGGTGTAACTGACATCACATTGTTTGTAGGCAAAGAAATAGAACGCACACCAGCACATGGTATGAAGACACTCTTTGTGGTGGGAACAGAAACATCAGTTGCAGAAATCATAGAATATGCAAACGAACATGGATGTAAACATATTTACTTGGGTGCAAATATGTCGTTTGGCGTTCAGTTACCACATGGAACTGACGAAGAAAACAAAGCATGGGATACCTTAGTAATGGGTTTGCTTAAAGCAGATCTTTGGGTTACACTAGACTTTGAAAACAAATACACAGATTATGTCCTTGAATGTGGCTACACTGAGTATCGCAGATTTATTCCAATGATAAGCGTAAGAATTCCTTATGTTGATCAGTTGGGATATAATGCATGTATTAAAATTGACGATGTTGATTTTGATGCTACCAATGAAGGTGTGTGGGTTCACAGTCTTCATAAACTAATGGATCGTAGTGTGTTTACAGACTGGGATCAATATACACAAGATCATATAATCAAATAGGAGATATATTATGGTAAAAAAAGTAAGGCTACTAGATGATGATAATAATACAGAAGCAACAGAAACAACTGATGCTACTCCTGTTGAATCTAATCTAGACACAGAAGCGTTAATGAAGTTCCTAGAAGCTATCGATTGGAAGCTATGGGAATTACTTAAACTTGCACGTAAATATGACGAAGCAACAGATAAAGATGAGGCTGAGTAATGCAAGTGTCAGCTCGTAACATCTGGGTAACATTTCAAAAAGAAGGAATACATTTGTATCCTGCAGCAAAAGACGACCCAGCATTAGCAACAGGCGGATGGGACGATGTTTCATTTCTTGGTGTAGCACACAGACATATCTTTCACTTTCGTGTAGAGATTAGTGTAAAACACAATGATAGAGACATTGAATTTATTCAGTTCAAGCGTTGGTTAGAATCACTTTATAGTGATGGAACACTAGAACTAAATCACCGTAGTTGTGAAATGATTGCAGAAGAGTTAGCACAAGTTATTCTTAACAAGTATCCAAAGCGTGAACTTAAAATTAGTATCGCTGAAGATAATGAGAATGGCGCCAATATGCAATTTACAGATGATTAAAAACGTAACTAACTAATTTGACAGAAGGAACATGAACAATGTCAAACACTACTACAAACAAAACTAGCTATGCTAACCGGTATCGCATTTCAGGTCAATATAACATTAATGATGTGAAATACGATCTATTAAAAATCATTCAACCCTATGATGGGTTAATGCACAGTGACAAAGACGTAACTGTTATTCGTTCTTTGTTTATTTCTTACTTGAATGACTTAAAACATTCTTGGAAGATTTTTGGATTTAACATTGATAATGTGGAAAAAGAAAATGCTTTCACATATGATGTTCAAGTGCAAATGCACCGTGATCGTTCACCCAAGAAGTTGAAGATTCATGTTGGCAAACTAGTTTACAAACCTGAGGTAACAAATGTTTCGTAAACTATTTTATATGGGCCTCGAACCATACGAAGGCCGCTACACACTACAGTTGCAAGACTGGGCAGAAGCGGTATTCAAAAAACGAGGAATAGACTATACTATCGTTCCAGGAGAAACTATTGATGACACTAAAGCTATTAGTGTTGGACAAGTGCTAGACGCACATGGCAGAAGTTTCTTTGGAATGTCACAGATTATGAATCTAGTTCAACTGATGCGTAATGGAGAATGCACAGGAGAAGATGCAATCTTATTTGAAGATATGTTTCAACCTGGTATGGAATCCCTTCCGTATATTATGAATCAGATTCCACAAGAACAACGCCCTACAGTTTATGTAAGGTGTCTAGCACAAGCAGTAGATCCAGATGACTTTGTCCACGTTTGGGGCATGGGTAAATGGATGAGCTTGTATGAGCAAATGGTTAATCAATTTGCAACAGTGTTGGCAACAAACGAAGAAATGATTGCACACATGAGAATTGCAAATTGGGAAGCACCACTATATAATATATCAGGACTTAGCTTTGGTAAAGCCGAAGTGCAAAGTCGTATTGGTGTAGATAATATTAAATCATTTGATCAACGTAACAACCGTGTAATTTTTGCTGCCCGATTCGATCAGGAGAAACAACCTGACTTTTACATGGATGTTATTGAAATGGTATTGCAACAACGACCTGATACAGAGTTTGCAGTGCTAAGTGGCGGGCCACTACGTAGTAACAACCAGAAGTATTTGGATCGTGCCTATAAGATGCAAGACGAAGGTAAGTTAAAAATATACGAAGACCTAAAGAAAAATCAATACTATGATATCGTCAATGATAGTAAAGTATTGTTTAATTGTGCATTGCAAGACTGGGTATCTAATACCGTTAGTGAAGCAGATGCATTAGGTTGCAATGTAGTTTACCCTGCATATCGTAGCTTTCCTGAAACGTTTGCAAACGATCACACACGTCTATACACACCATGGAGTAAAGAACACGCAGTTGAAAAGATCCTTGCAGGACTTGATGCACCTTCTAAAAACATGGGTAAGATTAGTGATTGGAATAATGGCACTATTGATCGTATGATTGATATTATGCAAGGAAATGGTGAACAATGGCTACGTAGTGGCAACCGCTACAGAGACTTTGTTGCGGAGGCAAAATACGCATGAAGATTGTTATAACAGGAGCGGCCGGATATATCGGCAGTCAAACATGTAAGACATTAACGTTAGCAGGACATGAAGTTATTGGAGTAGACAGGCACAAACCACGTCACGACTACTACACAGTATTCCATGATGATCGTGACTACAACGACATCCAAGACCTATTGCTTGGAGTTGATGCTTGTGTTCATATAGCGGCCACTAGTCTAGTGGGTCCTAGCATGACAGATCCTCACACATATTATCAAAATAATGTGCAAGGGACATTGGCGTTAATGCGAGACTGCAAGATACAAAACGTTAACAAATTTGTTTTCGCAAGTTCGGCCGCCTGTTATGGCATTGTTGAAGATGGCATATGTAGAATTGAAGATGGTAATACGCCAAGTAATCCATATGGATGGAGTAAGCGTATGACAGAAATAATGCTTGAAGATTTTGCAAGAGCATACAATATGAACAGTGTTAGTTTACGTTTCTTTAACGTTGCTGGTGCTGATACAGATGGTGAGATGGGACAAGAAAAAGCCGCAACACACATTATTGCAAGAGTAATGGAAAGTGCAATGGCTGAGAAAACATTTACTTTTTATGGTAATAATTATCCTACACCAGATGGAACATGTATTAGAGATTATATACATGTAGAAGATATTGCAGGCGGTATTAATGCTTCAATAAATTATTTAGAAAACAACACTGGAGCCCACGTATTTAATTTAGGTAGTGGTGAAGGTAGTAGTAATAAAGAGATTGTAGATGCAGTAGCATTGCAAACACCATTAATGGTGAACACAGCCTTTGCTGAAGCAAGAGCAGGAGATCCTCCAATACTTGTAGCAGATATGAAGGCAACTGAAGAACTATCATGGGTGCCACAAAAAGGTCTTAATGATATTGTAAGCTCAGCTTACAAATGGTATATGAAAACTAACAAGACATCCTCGTCTTAAACTCGGAGAAGTAAATGGGAAAAGCAGAACAAATAAGAAACAAATTAGAAGAAGCAGGCATTAGATATTGGGCTGGTGATAACATCAGTCAAGTATTACAAAACGGTGACAAAGAAAAACTAATTGATGAGGCCGCAGTTGCCTTTGAAACAGTATTAGATACATTAATTATTGATAGGAAAACAGATCCTAACAGCATGGATACAGGTAGGCGTTTAGCTAAAATGTATTACAATGAATTAATGGCAGGGCGATACGAAACCGCTCCACCGGCAACAGCATTTCCTAATGATCCAGATAACATTACAAATGAATGTTATGATGGAATGTTGGTTGTGCGAAGTGAACTTAAAAGTGTTTGTTCACATCATCACCAACCAGTAACAGGTGTAGCATACATTGGCATTATTGCCGCTGATACACTTATTGGACTATCGAAGTATACACGTATCGCACAATGGTGTGCAAGACGTGGAACACTACAAGAAGAACTTGCTATGGATATCTCACGTGAGATTATGAAAGCAACTAAGTCAGAAAATGTAGGTGTTTATATTCAAGCAACACATGGTTGTTGTGAGAATAGAGGCATTATGGCACATAGCAGTTTAACACAAACCACAGTTCTTAAAGGCGCATTTAAAAATGACCCTGCAACAAAAGAAGAGTTTATGGATAACATTAAACTTCAATCAGATTTTGCAGCCAAGTAACTGAACACAAGGAGAAAAAATGACAAATCACGATAAAATTACAGAAGCATATGAAACATATGTTAAAGAACATGAATCATGGGAATCTGAAAAGCCAATTAAAGCGGCTGCATCAAGAGCCCGTAAAGCACTTGGCGAGCTGGGTAAACTTACAAAAGAAAGACGTAAGGAAATCCAAGAAAAAAAGAACGCAATGTAATGGAAGGGCAAAGACGATGGCTTAAATTATGGGCGAGAACAGTTGGAATGCCAATTGGACTCAACGATGAGGACAAGCCTGAGTTTTTGCCTATTACACAAAAAGATGTAAGACGTGCATTAACATTTCGCACGTTTTGGATAGTGTTACACATTGTAACATGTCTTATGATTATTTTAGGAAATGGGAGAACACTAGAGCTATGGTAAGCAAAGTATATTACACATGGAAAGATATTGAACATATGGTTAATACAGTTAATAATCTTATGTTTGCAGACAATTGGCGTCCAGATTATATTGTTGGTATGACACGTGGTGGTCTAGTGCCAGCTGTCATGATGTCCAACATGACAGGCATAACAATGCATGCATTGGATGTAAGGTTTAGAGACACAGGAAATAATTACAGTGGTCCAGAATCTAATACTTGGATGGCCGAAGAAGCATTTGGTTATCAGGGAGATGGATTATCACACATCAGTCATAGAAAGAATATATTAATCTTTGATGATATTAATGATAGTGGTAAAACTATGGAATGGATTAAAAAAGATTGGCCTCAAAGTTGTTTACCTAACGACAAAGGTTGGGAAACAGTATGGGGCAATAATGTCAGATTTGCTTGTCTATTAGATAATCAAGCAAGTAATTTTGGCGAATGCGACTATACAGCTATGGAAATCAATAAGATGGAAAAAGATGTATGGGTAGTATTTCCGTGGGAAGGTGAACGAGACTACGGAAACTTTTAAAAAGGAAAGGAACTTATGTTGAGACAACAAATGATTAATGCAGCTAGGAAACACGCAGAGGCGGAGATCGAGCTACACAAAACTAACATTGAAGTCTACATGCAGAACGTTGTAGGCATTGGTGAACATTCAGATATCATCGAAACAATTCAAAAAGAATTAGATGCAATGGCAACAGCACATGATAGACTAGAGATGCTAGATATTCATTTTGCAGTTGATATGACCGTTCCAGAATAAAGGAGTGTAGTATGAATCCAGATGATTGCGTAATAACTGTTAATACTGATACTACTGACAGTTACTACTCCTATGGGTCAAATAATTATAGCATAGAAGTTGGCGATTTAATTGACTATAGTAGTAACACAATTACGCTCGATGAACCAGATTCTGATTTTGTAGTTTTAGGAGATATTATTCAACAACCTCCAAACGGAGATAGAATAAATGTTACTGAAATAATTCATGAACAGAAATTACAAATTGAATCTCTGTCAGATATGATTAAAGAAATGGTAGAAACAAAAAACTTTAACATAGAATGGGATTTAGACAGACGAGTTGAGCAGAAGAAATTTTTAAACAAGTTAGGAGAAGATCCAAATGACTTATGAAATAACAATTAACGGCTATGGCGGTGAAGTTGTATTGGGTAAGTTAACTAAAGAACAATACGACTTTTGGGTAGATAAACAAGATGATGACAGCATGAACAGTCATTTATTTTGGGACCCATATGAAGAAGATGAAGGTAACCCTGTTACTGATCCTGATGACCCTAGGTTTTTGGGATACTGGCATGATATTGACAGTATTGAACATCTTAATGGTGCTCAAGTAGATATGTGTCATATTGAAGTTACAGATGATAGCGGCAATACAGTATGGGAAACAGAAGAACCTAAAATAGTTAAGACAGAAACATTAGATGTTGATGATCAAGATCCTGGATATTATTTTAAAGGATGGACTTCAGAAAAAGGTAATTTTTATATAGCAGAAATTGAAACAGATAATTTTGATTCTGCTAAATTAAGATTTTATGTAACCAGCGTTGAAGGAGATAATATAATCTCAAGAGTTGAATATGACGGAGAAGAGCTTGACTATGACATGGACGGGACAACCGGAAAAGGTCAGGGTTTTGAGCTATATGAAATGGTATGAAATATAAAATAGTAGTAAACGGATACGGTGCAAATTTACATATAAGACGCATAACATTAGAACAATATGAATTTTGGAATAAACAAGATGCAGAACATACAAAAAGACATTTGTTTGAAGATTCCTATGGTGAACACCCAGACAACCCAATAAGCGATGAAGAAGATCCATTGTTTCTTGGAATGGCAAAATCAAAGCGTGATAGACTTATAGAGGTATTTGGTCCACGTCCAAGTCATATACATGTGCATGTTACTGACGAAGATGGCAATGAAGTATTTAAAACAAGTAGCATTGATGAATCAGTAAGATTTACAATGGAATGTAACTCGCTTGGAAAAGGTTGTTATTTAAAAGGTGTTAGAGATAGAAAAGGCACGTTTTTTACAGGATATTTGGAAGAAGAAAACTTTAGTCATCATTTGCTAAACTTAGCATTAGTTGATATTGATGGAGATAAGTTACTATATCGTGTGGAATATGGGCGTAAAACACTAGAAAATACACTAGAAGATACAGGTATTATTAAAGAAACATATGAATTTTACAATAATACGTAAAAAACTGGTTGACAAGTAAGATGTCTTACTGTATACTATAAGTATAAATCATAAAAAACAATAGGAGTGTTAATTATGAATACTGTAAGAAAAGCAATAGTTACTGTTATTGCAGTAATATCTTTGTCGTTTGTTGCGTTGCCAACATATGCGGCACCATTTAGTTACTATGATATGGTGTCAAACATAACAAATATTGAGTCTCGGAATACTTTTGCAAAAAATATGATGAGATCATACAGAAATGGTCTTGCATCATTGAAACCACTAGCAGAGAAATACGGCCAATACAGTTGGGCCGCAACGCTAGTTGAAACAGTGAACTTTTATGAAACTGAGATACATCGATTTGAAGAACTAATTGGTGCAAAACAAGTAATTGAAGTTACTGAAGTTAACAAAACATACACATACAATGAACATGAGGCAGTTACAGAAACACCTGAAGTTTCTACACGCACATCTACAGAATCAGAAACAACAGAAGATTATACAGTTAGTGTATACGAAGATGTTGTAATCACATTTACAAAAACAGTTACAACAAAAAAGCATAAAGGCACATTCACTACAACGCATTGGAGTGATGGGTCTACCTCTACAGAAGTTAGCACAGAGTTGGTTGCTACAAATGTAGAAGATATAACACGAACTGAAACTGAACGTAACTTTGTTAGAACATATGAACTTGAACGTCCTGTTGAAGTTGTTGAAGTTGTTGAAGAAGTTATTGAAGTTGTAGAGGTTGTTGAAGAACCAGTTGTCGTTGTTGAAGAACCAGTTGTCGTTGTTAACGTAAGCGATGGCTTAGGTGTTGTAACGGACAACGTATTAACAGTAGAAGAATACTTAGCAAGAGACGATGTTAATTTAGGTGGAACACAAACATATATTGATGCAGTTCATGTTATGAATCCTAATGTTAATGTAGATTATATTACACGTGACAGTGGATTAATTAACAACGGTAACAGTCTAGAAACTATTAAAGCACCACATGCCTGGGCAAAAGGTTGGACAGGTAAAGGTAGTGTATTAGCAATACTAGATACTGGTATTGATATGGACCATCCAGAGTTTGCAGGTAAAATTATTGATAGTAAATGTTTTACAGCTATGTGCAATGATCAAAGATTAATTGACATGGGCGAAAGCCAAACTATAGATGACAAAAACAAATACTCACACGGAACACATGTTGCAGGTATTGCCGCGGCAAACTTAGATGGTGTAGGCACAACAGGTGTAGCACCGGATGCCAAACTACTTATTGGTAAGGTTGCAGACGATAATGGATTCTATGATTTTCAAATATTAGGTAAAGGTATTGAATGGGCAACTAATAATGGTGCTGATGCAGTAAATGTATCGGGTAACTATAACGTTGACAGAGAGCATAAGAAAAGTATTGTTGCAGTTAGTGATGGAGTATTTCGTAGCACCGACACAAGATTTGATGGTGTATACCAAACAAATGGATATTCATACTTAGCAAGTGATGATGATTATATGTTACCACAAATTACAGATGCTATGTCAGATACTGAAACAGTTGTTGTATTTGCCGCAGGTAACCAACGTATGGATGTTCCAACATTCCCGGCTCACTATGCAATTGCGGCCAACGAAGATGGCGAATTGTTATTAGGCGGTAAAGCATTAGTAGTTGGTTCATGGGATCTTAAAACAAATAAGATATCAAACTCAAGTAACAAGGCAGGAACAATGTGTTTTGGTGCTAACGGAGAGTGTGCAAACGATCATAGAATTAGTGACTGGTATCTTTTAGCACCAGGTCGTTATGTAGCATCAACAAGTGCAAATGGAGAATATAGAACTAATAGCGGAACATCAATGGCAGCTCCGGCAGTCACAGGTGCAGTAGGTATTGTTCACCAAATGTGGCCATATATGAAAGGCGAGAACATTACTCAACTATTGTTACAAACAGCGAACAAAGACATTAATGGATATGATGTAAACACGCATGGACAAGGTATGCTTGATTTAGATGAAGCAACTAGTCCACAAGGTGTCGTAGGTATTCCAACTAGTGGACGTATTGATGGTGCCAAGAGTAGTTTAGACTCGGGTGCATTTGCAATGAGTGGTGGAGTGCATTTAGGTAGTATCTCAAGTTTAATGGTTGTTGATGATTTTGATCGTAACTTTTATGTAGATGGTAACAACATGATTGGTGTTGCAGATACACGCTCAGCAGATACAACACAAGCGGCTAGTGTAGGATTTGCTCCAGACTATTACTTTGGATATGGTAATGGACAAGTTATTCCAATGGAAACAGGTGCTCTTAATATTAACGAAGATAGTATAGCATTTGCTACAACTGTAGATAAGTTTATGTTTGGTGCAGTTACAGAAGGTAACAGTTTCCTTGGTAATGTTGCAGACAATTCACTTATGGATGTTAATGGAGCAACTACGTTTTATGCAGGTTATAACTTAGATAAAGCACTAACAAACGATGTTACATTGTTTGGTAATGCAATGTTTGGTGTTACAAAACTAAATGTAGGTAACAGTATGATGACTGATGCAAGTGACTTGATAAGTAATAGTGCAACGTTAGGTATTAAACGTAATGTTGAAACAGGTGATTTTGGATTTGTAACAAGTTTACCAGTAGCAATTACAAATGGTAATGCAACATTCAAATCAGCAAGCACAGTTAGTGCAACCGGTGATGTAGACTATGTAACTAGCAATAGTGATTTAAGTGCAACAAAGCGTGAAATAGACTTTGGTGTGTTTCGTAACTTTAATGTTACTGATAACATGTCAATTAAAGCACATGCAGAAGCACGTTTAAACTATGCTGGAACAAATGAAACAATTACTACAGCTGGTATTAACTTTAATTGGAGCTTTTAATGTATAAAAGAGGTGAACTAGAGGTCATTGCAGGCCCAATGTTTGCAGGAAAGAGCAGTGAGTTATTAAAGCGACTGCTCTTTTTAGAACATTCAGGACATAAAGCATTAGTCCTAAAACCATTAGTAGACGATAGGTATGACCCAGATAAGATTGTTACACATAATAAACTTAGTCACCCTGCTATTAGTGTTATTGATTTAGAATTAGTAAAAGATAATTACACAATTAAACCCTACAACTTTCATACAGTATTCATTGATGAGGTGCAGTTCTTTGATCCTAAAGAAGCACTATGGTTTGTAGAAGAAGGATTAAGAGAAGGTGTTAACTTTGTATGTGCAGGACTTGATCAAGACAGCAGAGGAATACCATTTGATACAACAGGCCGTTTATTAGCATTAGCAGACGGTATAGCAAAGATTACTGCATTTTGTAACGTATGTGGACAACCATGCAGTAAAACACAGCGACTTAGAAAAAGTGGCGGTAGAGTAACAATAGGCGGCGCAGAGACATACGAACCACGTTGCCACGAACATTGGGAGAGTAGATAATGACAGACCATACAATAGATATTTTAAAGCAAGTTTGCCAAGAAGAACTTGATGATAAAGTTGAAGGACTAACAGACGGAACCGAAGATATATTTGAGGGACGTAAAGAGTTTGCAAACTCAATACTAGGACTTATTAATAAACTAGAACGTCCTAGGCAAGAAGATCAAGCTAAAAAACTACAAGAGAGAACCACATTTGACTCAGGGTGTTAAGAGAATGAAAATTATCGCAGGAAACAGTAATATTAATTTAGCACAAAAAATAGCAGAACATTGTTTTGCTACACTAGTGCCAGCAGACATTAAAGCATTTGCTGATGGTGAAAGTAGTGTAGAGTTTATGGAAAACGTTAGAGGTGAAGATGTGTTTATAGTGCAAAGCACAAGCACACCAGTTAACGATAATTTAATGGAATTAATGATTATGATTGATGCGGCCAAACGTAGCAGTGCTAAACGTATTACCGCAGTCATACCTTATTTCGGTTATGCAAGGCAGGATCGTAAAAGTGCAAGCCGCACTCCTATTACGGCTAAACTAGTAGCGAACCTGCTAACCGAATCCGGTGCAGATAGAATCCTTACAATGGATTTACACGCCGGTCAAATTCAAGGCTTTTTTGATATTCCTGTAGATGATTTAACAAGTCGTATATCATTTGCAAGGGATATTAAGAAGCAGTTCTACAAAGAAGGACAAAATGTAACAGAAGTTGAAACTGTATTTGTTTCACCAGATGCAGGCGGAACAGTTAGAGCAAGAAAGTTTGCTGATATGTTTGGCGGAGATATTGCTATTGTAGACAAGCGTAGACCTAAAGCAGGTGTAAGCGAAGTAATGAATCTAATTGGTGAAGTAGAAGGTGCTCATGCTATTCTAGTTGATGATATTGTAGACAGTGGTGGAACATTATGTAATGCCGCAAAAGCAATTTTAGATGCAGGCGCATTAAGTGTTAGAGCATATATTACACATGGAGTTCTCACAGGAGAAGCATGTCAAAAGATTCAAAAAAGTGTGCTACAAGAATGTGTTATCACTGATACTATTGAATATAATTGTCCAGATAAAATTACTAAAGTTAGAGTTGTAACAGTATCTGAATTATTTGGAGAGGCCCTAAGAAGGGTAAGCAATGAGGAAAGTGTAAGTAGTTTATTTACACAAAAAGTTTAATGAAACAAGATAAACATTTACTTACAGTTCAACAAGATGGCAAAACAAAAGAACTATATATTGAATTGCCTATAGATCTTCTAAATTCAGTTGGTTGGGATATTGGAGATACTCTTATTTGGGAAGAAAGTTTTCCAGGATTTGTAATAAAAAAGAAAGGGCAACATGATTAAAGGAGCATTAGGGCTTGCTATAGTTACATTTATTGTGTTATGGGTATTAGCCAAATTAGCAGGACTATAAACAGTTGACTAATCCTATAAAATCGTATATAATCGTATATACAACTATAATAAAAAGAGGAACATATGGCAAATGAAAAACGAGAAGGGCAAATAAGTGATTGGCTGGAAGATGATGAATTTGCATTGGTTCTTAAAGGTGACGGATCATTTCAAGGTATATTTGCACCGTTTGAATTAAAAGACTTTGATGAACTTCCAGACACTATTTTAGTTATACTAGGTTTAATATATGGTGATCAAATAGCAAAAGATGTTACACCAAGACACAACAGGACAATACACTAATGGTAGTAAAAAATGATAATGATAAGCAGGAAGGTTACGCTGATTACATGGCTCGCAGATTAAAAGAAGAATATCCTGTAGACTTGTTTAATAACAAAGCACAGAAGCATGAAGAAGCCGAAGCACGTGAGAATCATCCACTTAATACATTACAACAACTAATGATTATTACAGCAGAAGAATGTGGTGAACTAACACAGATGTGTAGCAAAACAGTTCGTAAGTTTAACACAATAGAAGAAGCAAACAGTAAACTATTAAATGCACAAACTAATAGAAAAAAGTTAATTGAAGAAGCAGGTGATGTGTATTGTATGCTGAAGTTAATGGAAGAACATGGAATGTTTACCATGGCTGACTTAGAAGATCGTGCAGAAGTTAAGCGTAACAAATTAAAGAGATGGAGCAACTTAATAAATGAAACTTAGATATTCAGAAGCATTTTATAGTGTGCAAGGTGAAGGACAATACGTAGGTGTTCCTAGTGTGTTTTTACGCACATTTGGATGTAACTTTCGTTGTATGAACTTTGGACTAAGTAGAGATGAACCTAGCAGAGCTGAAAAGCATGAAGCTGGTAATCGTTACAATCAAGAAGTAAAAGATTTAATTGATGGTGGCATTACTGATACAGTAACAGAATTTACAGACTTGCCTATTATACATACAGGCTGTGACACTTATGCAAGTATCTATCCTGAGTTTAAAGACTTTAATAAACTTGCAGAAGTAGACGAAGTAGTAAATCACTTGTTAAGTTTAACTCCAGAAGGCAAGTGGACATGTGATAATGGACAAGACATCCATTTAATTATGACCGGTGGTGAGCCGTTGTTAGCGTGGCAACGACTTTATGTAGAACTATTTGAACATCCACGTATGGGAGATTTAAAGAATGTTACATTTGAAACAAACACTACACAATTTTTACACGACGATTTATTCAAGTATCTCAACAACAGTGACAGAATTAAAGTCACATGGAGTTGTTCACCCAAGCTCACAGTATCGGGAGAATCTTGGGAAGATGCTATTAAGCCTAAGGTTGCTGTCAACTACAGTCTTGTGGATAACAGCGATATCTATCTTAAATTTGTTGTTGCTGACGGTGAGGATATTGCTGATGTTGATAGAGCTGTCAAGGCATATCGTAAAGAAGGCTTGGAATGCCCTGTGTATCTTATGCCGCTGGGTGGTCGCAGTGAAGAATATAATCTTAACGTCCAAGAAGTTGCAGAAATCTGCATGGAAAGGGGCTGGAGATTCACCCCACGCTTACACATCTCACTCTTTGGAAACGCATGGGGAACATAAGAATGTTGAACAAAGAATTAGGGAAGCAGGTTGGTAAATGGAATATGAATATTGTAATCACTGTAGGAAAATGATGGAAGAACTATATAGAAAAATCGAAAAATTAACAATTAATGCAGAAGATCCGTTGATGGCTGCAGGAGTAATGATGGCACAAGCATTAAAGATCTATAAAATTATGCTGAGCGAAGAAGAATTTAAATTGCTAACAGACCATATAGGAAATACAGCAGAAAGTATTGAAACAGAACCTTTAAGTTCTTCAATACACTAAACAAACTATTAACAGAAAGGAGTATAAAATGAAAATATTATGTATATTATATGATGATCCGAAAGGTGGTATGCCAACAAGCTATCCACTAACAGATTTACCAACAATTGAAAAATACCCAGATGGTATGACATTACCAAGTCCTAAAGGTAGAGACTTTACGCCTGGTGAGTTACTAGGTTGTGTTTCAGGTGAGTTAGGATTAAGAAAGTATTTAGAAGATTTAGGGCACACACTAGTAGTTACATCTGATAAAGATGGCGAGGGCTGTGTTGCTGACAAAGAATTAGTTGATGCAGATATTGTTATATCACAACCATTCTTTCCTTACTATGTAACTAGAGAGAAAATGGAATCAGCACCTAATCTAAAGATGGCAATTACAGCAGGCATTGGGTCAGACCATGTAGACTTACAAGCGGCTATGGATCATAATGTTGATGTAGTTGAGGTTACTTATTGCAACAGTAGAAGTGTAGCAGAACATATTGTTATGCAGATTTTAGTGTTAGTAAGAGACTTTACTACGCAACATAAGATTGTTAATGATGGTGGTTGGCATATTGCTGACGCAGTATCTAGATCATATGATGTAGAAGGTATGCATATTGGAACTATTGCAGCAGGACGCATTGGTATTGATATGTTAAGAAAAATGAAACCATTTGATGTGCATTTACATTATATGGATAGACATAGATTGCCTGAAGCAGTGGAACAAGAGTTGAATCTTACTTTCCATGAAACAGTAGAATCTTTAGTTGCGGTATGTGATGTGATTAACATTAGTTGTCCATTACATCCAGAAACAGAACATATGTTTAATGATGAGTTAATTTCTAAATGTAAGAAAGGTGCTTATATTATTAATACAGCACGTGGTAAGATATGTGATAAAGATGCTATTGCGAGAGCATGTGAATCTGGACAGCTAAGTGGCTATGCAGGTGATGTATGGTTCCCACAACCAGCACCAAACGATCATGTGTGGCGAACTATGCCACATCACGGAATGACACCACATACAAGTGGAACTTCTTTATCAGCACAAACGAGATATGCTGATGGAGTTAGAGAAATACTAGAATGTTTCTTTGCTGGAGATGAAATAAGAAATCAATATCTAATAGTTCAAAATGGTGAACTTGCAGGCATGGGTGCCCATTCTTATTCTAAAGGAACTGCAACAGGTGGGTCTGAGGAAGCGGCAGAGTTTAAGAAATAATGAGTAGCGAAAAACATAAAAAACTTAACGATAAGATTAAAGCACTTAATTCAACGAGAGTCTTTAAAAAGATAACACCTAAATATGATTTATCTTGGTATGTCAAATGGGTGTCTGTTATATTAATACTAGTAGCAACATCGGCTAGAGCTACAGGAACACTAGCACACGTTGATTTATGGTTTGGTTTCTTTGGAACTATAGGTTGGTTTTGGGTAGGTTACTTATGGCATGACAGAGCATTAATATTGCTCAATGGTGTGCTAGTTACACTAATATTTACAGGCCTATTAAACTATTATTTTGGAGTTTAGTATTGATAGATTCCATACACAAGTTTTGGAATATAAAACCAGAACATATCTTTGCAGATGAATTTACAGGATACGAAGATTTATATTCAGAGTTAGATATGTTTACCGCAGAGGTATACGAAGCTGATGGACCTGGAACAATAGACAAGGTATTTGATATATATCGCAAGAGAGATATTATTCCTATTGTCTATTACACAGAAGCAGGATTACGTAAAGCACTAAAGAACTTTAAACGCACATCATATAAGAAAGTTGAACAAAACGTATTAGGACTTGGCAACAACCAAGGACAAACAATTAATCGTTTTGTATTCACAAACATGCAGACAGCGGAGCCAAAAGGAAGAGGCTCAAACAGTTTAATGGATAGGTTTAGAGACGATGCTAAACTTAAACGTGCTATACGTATCTGCTTTGAATTTAGAGAAGGAAATAAGTTAGTATACCCGACAGCAATGCGTAGAAGCTTAGAGCTTGTTACAGGTGAGAACGTGCAAAACTTTAAGCCACAACATGCTAGAGCTATTGCAGAGCGTTTATGTCCGGTGCTATGGGGTCGTATTTACGATTATAGCTGTGGTTATGGTGGAAGGCTACTTGGGATAAGCAGTAGCAATATGAACTATAAATACATAGGCACAGACCCTAACACACAAACATTTGAGTATCTAAAATACTTAGATAGTTTGTTAACTAACGATGCAGAAATCATTTGCAGTCCTTCAGAAGATTATCAATGCGAGAATATTGACTTAGCATTTAGTAGTCCACCATACTTTAATTTAGAAAAGTATAGTGATGAGCCTACTCAATGCATGGTTAAGCATACTACAATGGATGATTGGTTTGATGGGTATGTTGCACCAACAATGCAACAAATACACAAAGGACTAAACAATGATGGAGTGTTTGCTACAAATATTGCAGACTATAAAAGTTATGGTAATAAAGAATACTTTGTTGTTGATAGATGGATTGAACTTGCTGAAAAGCTAGGATTCAAATACAATACAACAATTAAAATGATGCTGAACACTAGGCCTGGTGTAGGCAATGATAAAAAAGAAGGCCGAGAGAAATGGGAAGGCATATATGTCTTTACCAAAAACAAAGGATAAAACAAACTATGAATAATTATATTTTTACAAGCGAAAGTGTTAGTGATGGACATCCAGATAAGGTCTCTGACCAAATCTCAGATGCATTAGTTGATGCCGGTCTAAAAAACGGTGATGAAACTACACGTGTAGCCATTGAAACACTTGTAACCACTAATCATGTAACAGTAGCGGGTGAAGTAAAAAACTTTAACGTAAGCAATGATGAGGTAAAACAAATCATTCGTGATAAGGTTAAAGAGATTGGATACGAACAAGACGGATTTCATTGGGATAAACTAAATATTTATAATGAGATTCATGCACAAAGTGGTGACATTGGATTGGGAACAAATGACTTTGGAGCAGGAGACCAAGGCATTATGTTTGGATATGCAACTAATGAGAATGATGCATTCTTACCAGCACCAATTTATTACAGTCATGAAATTCTAAAACATTTAAAAACACAAAGACAACACGTTCTAGGACCAGATGCAAAATCACAAGTAAGTATTCAATATGAAGGTGGTAAACCTAAACGTGTAGACCAGGTTGTTATTAGTAGTCAGCATGGTGATGGACTTATCAAACAGGCGCAAAACATATGCAAGTTAGCAGGAATGACAGTATTGGAGGGTTTATATGATGCGGATACTACTTGGCATCTTAATCCTACTGGCAACTTTGTTATCGGTGGCCCAGATGGTGATACAGGACTTACTGGACGAAAGATCATTGTGGATACTTATGGTGGTTTTGCCCCTCATGGCGGTGGCGCTTTTAGTGGTAAAGATCCTACTAAAGTAGATAGAAGTGCAACTTATATGGCACGTTGGTTAGCAAAGAATGTAGTAGCTGATAACATGGCTGACTGGTGTCAAATACAGTTGAGTTATGCTATTGGTGTTAAACAACCTACAAGCATTTATGTAGACAGTAATGGACATAATAGCAGTATTCAAAAATACATTGAAGAAAACATTGATCTAACACCTAAAGGTATTATTGATAGGTTTGATATGTATAACTTCTACGGCTATAGTGAGAATTGTGTATACGGTCACTTTGGCAATAAAGACGTTCCTTGGGAGAAAATTGGGTGGTAAACTATCACTTGACAAACAGTTCAAGATGTCTTATAATAGTATATACATTAGGAGAAAAGCATGATCAATAAGATTAAGCAATTGTTTAGTAAAAAAGAAGGCATGTCTGCTAAAGACAAGGCTACTGCTAAAGGCGAACCGTATGTTAAAGTATTAGAAGTTAAGTTTGATAAAGACAACCCAGGCGATGGATACTTTGAACTTGAATGGAATAACCTGTTTGTTAAACAATTGTTAGAAGCAGGCTATACAGGCGACAATGAAGAAGAGATTGTTGACTTATGGTTTACAACACTTTGTAAACAAATATCAGAAGAAGTATAATCATTTAGGAGAACAATGTTGAGTTATATTTTAGTAGATGCAGCTAATATGTTTTTTCGTGCTAGGCACGTAGTTCAGCGTGGAGCAGACGCAAAAGACAAAGTAGGTATGGCATATCATATTATGTTTAATAGTATTAATAAGGTATGGCGTAATCAGAATGGTAGTCATGTTGTGTTATGTTTGGAAGGCCGTAGTTGGCGTAAAGATGCTTATGAACCCTATAAGAAGAATCGTTCGGCGGCACGTGCAGCATTAACAGAACGTGAACAAGAAGAAGATAAAATGTTTTGGGATGCGTTTGATGAACTAAAGGTATTCTTTGAGAAGCGAACTAATTGCACAGTATTACAGAATTCGCAATGTGAGGCAGATGACTTTATTGCACGTTGGATACAGAATCATCCTGATGACAAACATTGTATTGTAAGTAGCGACAGTGACTTTTATCAATTACTTAACAACAATGTAACACAATACAATGGTATTACAGGACAACTTATTACAACAGAAGGTATCTTTGATGATAAAGGTAAGCATGTTATGGATAAGAAAACTAAGGAGCCTAAGCAAATAGGTAATCCAGAATGGTTATTGTTTGAGAAATGTATACGTGGTGACACTAGTGACAACGTGTTTAGTGCATGCCCAGGTGCTCGTAAGAAAGGCACTAAGAATAAGGTAGGCATGATGGAAGCATTTGCAGACAAAGATAATAAAGGTTATAACTGGAATAACTTTATGTTACAACGTTGGACTGATCACGAAGGTGTAGAACATCGTGTATTAGAAGACTATCAACGTAACATGCACATTATCGACCTTACCGCACAGCCAGATAATATTAAAGCAGAACTTGATAATGCAATAGTCGAGCAAGTGCAAAAAGAATCCAAGTCACAAGTAGGCATACACTTTATGAAGTTTTGTGGCAAATGGGATATGATCAGAGTAAGTGAACGAGCTCAAGATCATGCAGAGTATCTTAATAAAGCATATGGAGTATAATATTATGGCAACAGGAAAAAACACAAAAAGAAATAGAAAATACGCAGGAGCATTTGAAATGGGATTAGAAGCGGCAAGAGTGGCAACAGAGGATACTATGTGTTTAAATGGTTTAACAGAAACACAAATTACACAACTGATTCAATCAATGGAAGTTAATCCTACAATTGAACCACATATTAAAGAACCAACATTACGATGGATGAGACTACAGCTTAACGAACAAAAGCAAGGTGGTGCATGGAAACGTAGAATTAGGGAGGCAGGACATGTCATCTAAATTAGTTATTGAACGCAAAGATTTAGAATTATTGCTTAAAGAAAATGTTATGCAAGTTACTTTTAATAAAATTAACGGTGACAAACGTGTAATGGAATGCACATTAATGCCATCAGCATTACCGCCTGCAAAGAAAGATGAAGCAATAACACAAGAAAAAGTTCGAAAGATAAACGAAGAAATTCTTGTTGTATGGGATACAACAGCTAGTGGATTCAGAAGCTTTAGAATGGAAAATGTTGTTGAAGTCAAAGAAATTGAAGCAGTTGGCTAAATGTTTACTACTAAAGAACTAGTCAAAGATAAGTTTTGGATTGTAGAAGCTAGTTCTAGTAAAATAGGAACTATACGAAAGCATGGCGACTTATACGAGTTCTTTGATCAACGAGATAAAACAACAACTACACTTGAAACCTTAGATGGATTTAAAACAGCAGAACGTAAAATAGATACTAAAGCTGAAAGTCAATCACTTAATGGGTTTCCAACAAATAGCAGTGTAGTTATACCAACAGAGCATAAAACTTTACCATTGTTTCGTAAAACAGAAACAGGTAAAGTTGTTTATGCGGCAGGCTATTACATACTTAGATATCATGGAATGGGATGGCAACATGCATATTGTCCTAAGGCAGAGACTTTAGACAAATATGAATATCAAGGTCCATATTTTACAGAATGGGATATGAATTTACAGTTACGAAAAGCGAGGAAAGAATGAACATTAGAACTTTACTTTTAACAACAATAGCAGTAACAATACTTTGCTTATGGGCAATTAATCCAGTAAAAGCTGAAGAAACACAACCAGTTACGCCAACACCAGAAGCGTCACCACCACTACTAATTACACCAAGTATTTTTAGAATGAACAGAGATGTTCCATGCACAAATATTCAAATAGTTCAGGCTATACTTGCTCAGCGTGGGCAAAAGCCTATTGCATCAGGTAGTGCAATAGTAGAAACAGAACTTTTTAATGTGATAGTTATAGCATTAAATGATGCTACAGGCGAGTTTAGTATTGTTATTGCAAATGAAGAAAACCAAGTTGCATGTAATATATATTCAGGAGATAATTTTAAGGTAATTGGCCAATAAAACACTACTTAATTCTTCTATCGTGCTAAATACATGTATAGGAGAGAGAAAAGTATGGCAAGACCTAAACCCAATATTATGTTAGAGATTGTTGATAAGAATTATAACACAGAACAAATCTTAGATGCTGAGGCAATATATGCCGTTTACCATAACAAGAAACCAATCAATTTAAGAACAATGAATACACTGGTAAACTATCCAGGACCTAAGTATAAAAAAGTTAGCTTTAGTAACAGTGGCCATGCTTTTAACTTAGCAGACAGATTAAACAAAAAGTTTAATACGGAATCATTTGAAGTAGTAAGGTTGTTGGAAGGTGAAACAATTAACAGAGATCACAGCGATTCAAAGTGAAATACTAGTAAACTTAATACCAAACGTAACAGTGGTAGGTAATAGTGCTAGACTTTTATTTCAGACGCCAAAGTCTCTGAGGCTAACTAAAAAAGGTGTTAACTTATTAAAAAAGAAATGTCGATCTTGGACAGTAGAAACACCAGGAAAGTTAGCAGGTAACTTAATGGATTTACAAAGCAAAATGCAACATCCATATTATATAGATAAAAAAGATATGGTATTGTTTAGCGAACAAGACGCCTTTATGGCTAGATTAGCTGGCACAGAAGGTTGGCTTAAGAATAAAGATTAATATGGACAAATATAGAAAATATGAATGCACAGTTTGTTTTCATATATACGACGAAGCACTAGGTGACCCAGACGAAGGGTTTGCACCAGGAACACTATGGGAAAATATCCCAGACGATTGGGTATGTCCTGTGTGTAGTGTAGGCAAAGAAGATTTTGTATTAATGGAAGAATAAAATGAGAGTTGATGATAAAGTAAACGTTCATTGCACTGATCACGAAACAGACGCTGAAGGAACAATAGTCAGCATAACAAAAGACTCATTAAGAGTATTACTCAACGGTGTTCCACTATGGTTCAAGCGAACTAAGACCGGTGTGTATGTAGGAAATTCCCACGGAATGGAATTTGTAATAAAAAGAGATATATGAAAAAACTAGATTTACATGGACAAAAAGTGCATGATGCATGGAAGCAATTTAATGCGTATGTTGAAACGTCTTATGCAAAAGGATTTAAATTTATAATAGTTATAACCGGACATGGAAAAATGTCTGAAGAAATAAAAGGTTGGGTTAATGGAAATCCATTAACAGTGTCAGTAGAACAAGATGGACACAATACAGGATCTTTTAAAGTTAAACTAAAGAAGAAAAATAAACCACAACAACAAAATGTTAAACCTACTAGACTTGCAACTTCAGACGAGATTGCTAAGTTAGTTGCAAAGTGGAATACTTAGATTAATTATTATTATAATCGCCCCTTAGTTTATTTGAAGAAACTTTTTCTTCACCACCACAAAATTTTGCACATGCCTTCGTTGGCGTAGTTTCCCATCCAGGAAAATATATGTCACGTGCATAGATTTCATTTGATAAAATACTTTCTATATCATTTTTACTAATTTTATTCCAACCTGGATTATCTTTTAAAGACTGCCATAATTTTCGATCTAGCTTATATAGTTGATCTACGCCTTTTTCGGTTATGCCTAAGTTAGCATAATGACAGCATGGCCATACAGTCTGAGACGCATCTATATAAAAATCCCGTCTTTTCTTAGTATGAAAAATACAACTAATGCATGTAGATTGCTTTGAGTCGCTCACTCACTGCCTCCTTTTGATATGATTTTAGACATCCAGGAAAGTCATCTCTGGTATTAATTTTAAAGTTAATATCAATTTTATTTTTTAGTGCATGTTTTCTAGCATCTTCAAGTTGATGATGATTCCATGTAAAAAGCAACATTTCCCATTGTCCGCCACCGCCATTAGCAAACCAGCTATGCATATTATTCCATGCCTTTTGCCAGTCAACACCTTCTCTATACTTCCAATTAGTGTCGTGATCTAATCCATCTATACAAAAAAACAGTTCAAGTCTAGGATGTTCTTTTGCTAATCTTTCATAAAATTTTGGAGTTCTTAATCCACCATTTGTCATTAATTCAACACGATAGCCTTGCTCAGTGCAAAGTCTTATGATATCTTCTATCTCTGGATGCATCATAGGGTCTCCCCATTCACCACATAATGTAATCCTATAAATTTTAAGGCTACTTAGGTTTTTTAGTGTCTTTTCAAATTTTTCTATAGGATAATGTGTTGGTTTAAAATTGCCTTCATTGATAGTTCTTTCACAACTAGCACATTTTGCCTGGCAAAAACTGGTAATATTGAACTCAAAACTGTATTTCATACACGTATTTATTTAAAAAAAATTACAAAGTATTGTAAAATAAGGGTTTTTTGTTGCATGTAAAGGTTGACAAGTAAGACGTCTTACTGTATACTGTAAGTATAGTTAATAAAAAAGAAAGAGATTTATATGTCAACTTTTAAAACAACAATTTCAGACGTTATTGCAGGCACATTAATTACTATATTTGCCCTAGGGTGGATTGATACATTGTGGATGTTTGGCGTTGAAAATAGCAAGGAATATACGTGGTGGTATTTAATTCAATTATTAGGCAATTAAGGCTTGACAACTGAAAGTAAATACTGTAACATATAATTATGTCAACTAACAAGAAGGAAGAAAAAATGTCAACTATTACTGAAACTCGTACCGTTAAGATTAGTGAAGCAACTACCCTTATTACTAGAGCGTTTAAAAAGAAGCGTCCAGTATTTTTATGGGGTCCTCCAGGAATTGGTAAATCAGAGCTAGTGCAAGGCATTGGCGACTCAGGCGAACTAGGCTCAACCCTAGTTATTGATATGCGTCTTGCATTGTTTGAGCCAACTGATTTGCGTGGTTATCCTGTTCCTGACGTAAAGTCAGGTGTAATGAAGTGGCTCCCACCAGCTGATTTGCCAAGCAAAGAAGTTGCCGCACAATACGATACTGTTATTGTGTTCCTAGATGAGATGAACTCTGCTGCACCAAGTGTGCAAGCTGCAGGTTACCAGCTCATTCTAAATCGTAGAATTGGCCAATACGAACTACCAGATAACGTTGTAATGATTGCCGCAGGTAATCGTGAAACAGATAAAGGTGTTACGTATAGAATGCCTAAGCCACTTGAGAACAGGTTTGTTCACTTTGAACTACGTGTTGATTTCCAAGATTGGTTAAATTGGGCAGTGCAACATGACATAGATGCAGACGTTGTAGGTTACTTGTCGTTTGCTAAAGGCGATCTTTATAACTTTGATCCAGCGTCAAGTTCAAGAGGATTTGCTACACCAAGGGCTTGGACATTTACTTCAGAACTTATTGAAGATGCAGATGATCTTGCAGATGGATTGCAAACAGATTTGGTTGCAGGTTGTGTAGGAGAAGGTGTTGCAGTTAAGTTTATGGCACACCGTAAGATTGCAGGCGACTTACCAGATCCTGTAGAAGTGTTAGACGGCAAAGTTAAAACTATGCAGTCAACAGAAATTAGTGCCAAGTATGCACTAGCAACTTCACTATGTTACGAACTACGTGATCGTAGCATTACTGGAGAAAAGTCCGGTAAGATGGACAAATACCACAAGAGCTTTTCAAACATGCTTGGGTTTATGATGGATAACTTTGAAACAGAAATGGTTATCATGGCTAGTAGGGTTGCAATGCAACAATATAAACTAGTTCCTAAGCAAGACAAAATCGAGCGTTTTGAGGAATATTTCTCAAGGTACGGACGTTTGGTGCTTGATGCGTAGTAGTTATATTACGCCCAAGCTGAGAGAGGGAGAGATAGTTGACCTTTCCCTCTACTCACCTCGAGAAAGGACAAACATTCGTTTATACGGATTAGATTTTAAAGATGCAACACCACAAGATATATTTGAATATAAGAATAGATGGAAAGCAGAATCAACCAAAGTTAGTATTAGAGGCAGATTGACAATAGCCCAAAGATGGTGCAGAACACACTGCTTTCACCAAAATTTTGAGATACACAAATATGCAAATAATGATGATTCACATGCAATTTACTTTAAAAACCCAGAAGAAGCTATGCTTTTTAAACTTTCAATCTAATTAACGGTTGACTATAATAACCATAAATGCTATAATACTACTATAATGTTAGATACTATCGAAAAAACTCAAGTTACGGAGATTACAGAAATGCAAAAAACCGCAGTTGAACGTATTACACAAAGCCGTGTTAGATTGCTACTCACAAAGCCTTTCTTTGGACAACTAGCAACTCGCCTTAGACTTGAAGATGCAACTAGTTATATTCCTACTGCCGCTACAGATGGCAAAAGGTTTTTATACAATGTAGACTTCATTAATCGTCTATCCGATCCAGAACTTGATTTTTTAGTAGGCCATGAAGTTCTGCATGTTGTATACGATCACATGGGTGCGAGAGGCGAACGCAAGAAATTGATTTGGAATGCAGCTGCAGACTTCAACATTAACATGACACTAGTAGAACATCATGTAGGAGAACCTATTAAGTCAGAATCATTAGATGGCGGAAACATGTGTTTAGATTGGAAGTATCGTGGATTAAATTCATATGAGATTTATGATAAACTAATTGAAGATGGCGCAGGTGAAGGTGGCGGCATGGATGTTCACATAGAACTTGGTGACGGATCAGGTGACGGTGAAGGTGATGCAGATGGTAAGAATGTTCAAGTAACTATGTCTGAAGAAGAACGTAAAGCACTACAAGATGAAGTTAAGCAGGCTGTAATACAAGCGGCTCAAAGTGCAGGACCAGATGTGCCAGAAGCAGTAAGAAGAATGATTAGTGAACTTGTTTCACCTAAAATGGATTGGCGAGATGTGTTAAGAACACAACTAGAAAGTTCTCTTAAGAATGATTTTACATTTATGCGTCCAAGTAAACGTTCAGGTGAAGTATTATTTCCAGGCATGAACAAAGACGAAGAATTAAATGTTGCCGTATTTTTAGATACAAGTGGAAGTATAAGTCAAACAATGTTGCGTGACTTCCTATCAGAAGTGCAAGGTATTATGGATCAGTATCAAAGTTACAAAATTCATATTGCACAGTTTGATACAAACGTATATGCCCCAGAAACATTTACAAGTGATGACGGGCGTTCAATGAACGAATACGAAATTACAGGTGGCGGTGGAACAGATTTTGATGTAGTTTATAACTACATGGAACAAGAAGGAATTGAGCCAGATCAAATGGTAATGTTCACAGATGGCTATCCTTGGGGTAGTTGGGGTAACCCAGATTACTGTGATGTGCTACACGTTATTCACGGTGATGCACAAAGAAAGATTGAAGCACCATTTGGAGTTACTATACATTATGAACAGTAACTTGAAGCTCGTAAAGAACAGTGGAAGTTTAAGTGAAAGTGATTTACAACTTTTAAGTGACACTGACATCATAGTTAACATGATGCGTAACAGGGTTTTACTTGTTGCGAATGATCCTAAATCATCAATTGATTGGGATGGGTTAACATCAGAAGTAACGGCGTTCTATCATATTAGGCCCGTCGACAAGTCAAATATGGTATTTCAAATATGGTTTGAGGACTTAAAGGACTTAGATAAATTTGAGAAAAAACTTATGTTAAATAAACTCGCATCTGCGTAGATAAATAAACATAGTATATAATTATTTTTAACTCGAGGAGAATATAAAAATGAGCGAAGAAAATAAACAAGACTCTAACGCTACGGCGCAGATTCAAATTGCAGACATTGTAATGGCTTGCAATATAATTGATCTTGCTACGCAACGAGGAGCATTCAAGGCAGCAGAAGCAACACAAGTTGGAACATGCTTTGAAAAACTAGTAGCTTTTGTTAAAGCTAACACACCAGAAGAAGAAGCAAAGCCAGAAGATGAGGCTGAGGCTTCTAAGGAGAAGTAAATTATGGCAAACATTAAACATGTAGGACAGATTATTAATACACAAAAGAAGTGTATTGTAGTCTTTCGCGAACTACCAGATGATCAAAACAGTTGTCTACTTGTAGATACAGATGCAGCTCCAGATTGGATGCATGATGATCTAATGACAGCCGTTGAATCAAACGGAGCACAATCAAGTGCAAACTTTTACGAGTATGCTGAAAGAACAGTTTTTACTGACGGAACTAATATGTTACAAACATTACATAGTTCAGGACGTTTAATTAAATTTCCTACAGAAAAAGTTGCAATGACTCCTAATAATAGTGTATCAGTTAATTTAAAAGAACTGAATGATATTATTAGAGAAGATACTGATGGAGCACCTGTTGTAGCACCAGATACTACACAAATGCAACCAGCAGCACGTGACTTAGGTGATATTCCAGAAATTGGACAACCACCTGTAGACGCACCAGTAATGGGCGATGTAGAACTTGCTAAGAGCATGCTGAATCAAGCTCAAGGATTTGAAGCTGAAGCTGAAAATCTAAAAGCACAGGCTTACGAACTTGATCCTTCATTGAAGCCACGCAGAGGCAGACCAGCCAAAGCACCTGCACCAGCAGAGTAAATAGTATAGTGGTTTAGTCCACTAGAGTAATTAGTGTCACTTCATAAGAGGATTAGTGGAATGCCAATTGAGCGAAAAGACAGATCGTTTGACATTATATTCGATCAGGTTTCACTAGATCACGTGCCAGCCGAATACATACTTGAAATTATCATAGATTTAGTTGATGGTAGACAAGTAACTATGACAAAAGAAGATCTTGTAAGAATTGAAAAAGATGGACAAGATGTTTTCAATCATATAATGAAAGATGATATCAAAGACATCCAAGTTAAGATTGATTTTGAATTAGTTAAATCTGATGTATTAAATGGCGTAGGCGGATTTCTAGGAAAATATTTTAAATAACTAAAGGAGGCATCAGTCTCCTTTTCCTAGTTGGAAGGTATATACAATAATGAATAAACAGAACATCTGGTTTTGTGGAGTTCCAGGCAGTAAATGGAGTGGAGTAGACACAGGACTTAGAGAAGTCATTGATGCAGATCGTTCAGATGAAACAGACGAACGTAGATTTTATCATAGACCATTAAATCCTAATGATCTATTTAATGGACATTCAGGTAGTTACTTTGGCCCAGGAATGGGATGTGGAGAAAACTGGATAGATTTTAATTACATGACTCCAGCTGAACTACAAGATGATATTGACGAAATATTTACAGGTGAAGGTATACGTGTAATAAAAAGTCATCAATTTGCAAGACATTTTAACCTTGATTACATATGGAATCACTTTGCAGGTGATTACATTGCACTATGCTATCGTGAAAGTCAAAAGAGTTTTGCATGGTGGTGTGAAGTAATGGATTTTACTCCAGAGCATTACCCAGACTATAGACCAGCATATACAGATTACAATCATATGCGTCCACTTATATTTGAAGAGAATGCAAAGATATGTGATTTTGCAATGCGTAAAGGATTGCAATGGGAACTATATAATCCACCCACATCTTTTTCTAAGATAAAAGGGTTCAACCAAAATAAAGCTAAATACATGGAAGCAAATGCAAATGATATTTATATTACATATGCAAAAATTCCGGAGTTATAAATGAAATGTTATGCGGTTAATGATTGGGATCCTTTAAAAAGTGTCGCATTAGGATCATTTATGGATCCCAAAATTGTAAAAGATATATTTAATCATGGATTTTACAAAGATTTTCTACCCATAGCACAACAACTAGCAGACGAAACTTGGCATGACTTAAATGTTATTCAACAAAAATTAGAAGACCTTGGCGTTGAAGTTATTAGGCCCAATCAAGAAGTCCTATCACAATTTCAATTAGAGCAAGCAGAAACTCTCAAATTAAATTTAGACACTAATACAACAAGTATTGCGGCTAATGTGTTTATGGGAAAAATTCCTATTCCGTTAGCACCACGTAATGATATGATGGTGTATAAAGATATTATTTTTACTAATGGCGACAGACCTGCTTTTATTGACATGGATCAATTTGATAATAAGATAATTGATGCAGAAAAAATGGACTGGGGCTATGTGCATTGGCCAGCAGTTACAAGAGTTAATGATCGTTTAGTATTTGGAGATGAGTTTAGTTCTAAACTTATTGATTCTGTAATGTCATACTTTCCTGATTCAAAATTTACCTCTACAGATATAAGAGGACATGTGGATGCAAGTTTGGCATGTATTAAAGAAGGTGTGTTACTAACAACAGAACGTAACGCAGATGAAGTATACGAAGAAACATTTCCTGGTTGGAAAACTATACCATCAGGAACTAATGGATATAGGCATATGTGTAATCAGTTAACAGGATACAACATGCCACATGAAGAAATAATAAATAGTATTAAAACAAACAGCGATAACAAATGGCATATTGAGGGATTTGAAAAACAAGAAAATGCAGACAAAATTGCAGAAGTTATTAACAAAACTCTCAGTAACTGGTTTGGCTATAGCAAAGAAACATACTTTGAAGTAAATTGCCTTACTATCAATCCTGAATTATCAATGGTAATTGGAGATAGTGATAGCATGCGTGATGAACTTAAAAAAGTAGATCATGAGATTATAAGTGTTGACTGGCGAAACCGTTGGTTCTTTGATCAAGGACTTCATTGCTTAACACAAGATCTAATAAGGACAAAATAAACAAATGAGCGAACACGACTTACCAACTCCATCAGAAACATTTTGTATACTACCTTGGATTCACCTTTCAACAAGACCAGACGGCAGTATGCGAGTATGCTGCACAGCTAATGCTAGTAGTGTAGGTGCTACAAACGATAAAGTGCATGGTGGAAGAGTAGGTATTGTTAAAACAGAAGATGGCAAACCAGCTAACTTAAATACAACAGATTTAAATACAGCATGGAATAATACATACATGCGAAGTGTAAGACAAATGATGCTTAAAGGTGAAAAGCCAGCAAGTTGTTTAAAATGTTTTAAAGAAGAAGCCGCAGGGCACAGATCAAAACGTCAATGGGAAACGCAATACTGGATGAACAACGGTATTAATGTTGACGAGCTTGTAAAGGAAACATACGAAGATGGAAGCACTGATAGTAAATTACGGTATATTGATATCCGTATGGGGACGAAATGCCAGTTGGGGTGCGTTATGTGTAGCCCACATGATAGTTCAGGGTGGATAAAAGATTGGAATAAACTGTATCCACAAATTACAAACGAAAGCCTTAAAGGAACTATGGTTTGGGAAAACAAAGGAAAAGAATTTGGTGCTAGTTATAATTGGCACAAAGACAATCCAGAGTTTTGGGATCAATTTTATGCACAAATTCCATACATGCGTCAGCTATATTTTGCAGGCGGTGAGTCTACAGTTATTGAAGAACATTACCAGATCTTAGAAAAAGTTATTGAAATGGGCTATGCTGCAGATATAGAAGTTCGTTATAATTCAAATGGAATTGAACTACCAGATAGACTATTAGAGTTATGGTCACATTATAAGAAAGTAAGATTCCATTATAGTATTGATAGCATTGGTGCTATGAATGATTATATTAGATATCCAAGTCAATGGGATCATCAACTTGCAATGTTTAAACGTTTAGATACTGAAACAACTAACAATGTAGAAGTTACAATTGCATGTGCCGTTAACGCTCTTAACATTCATTATATTCCAGATTTCCTTAAATGGAAACTAACAGAAAGTGGATTACATAAAACAAATATGTGGCCATTTGGTGCAGGTGGTATTAACTATCACTTTGTATACTGGCCAGGACACTTAAATGTCAAAGTGTTACCAGACGAGTTCTTAGATAAAACAGAAGCCAAGTATGAAGAATTCATTGAATGGTGGAGTGAGAATTGGGAACTAGGTGTTCCAAGTTGGCACAAGGGTAAAGTAACAAAACAACAATGGTTAGATGCAAGCTATGGAATTAAACGTTTACGTGGTATGATTAGTTTTGCACGTAGTGAAGACTGGAGCCAACGTTTACCTGAATTTAGAGAATATTTAACTAAGTTAGATGGAATGCGTGGAACAGACTTTCGTAAAACATTCCCAGAAATGGCATACCTGTTAGATGAACCAAAGGATGAATAATTTTTGTGTATTACCATTTACAGGAATTTATGGACACTGGCATGGGTTAAAAAGAGAATACAGACCTTGTTGTGAGTGGCAAGGAGGCTTTGAGCAAGGATATTCCACTGCCAAAGATCTATGGAATAGTATTGAATATCAAAAAGTCAGAGAATCATTTAACAACAGACAAATGCCAAAAGAATGTAGCATATGCGTAGATGATGAAAAGGCAGGCATTGAAAGTAAACGACAATACCACAACGCAGAATTTAGCAAAGAAACTGATTATTATTACAATAACAAAAAAGTAATTGTTGATAATCCAATCTATTGGGATCTAAGACCAAGCAATTATTGTAATCTAGAATGTGTTATGTGTAATCCAGAAAACAGTTCAGCAATTAGTTCAAGAGTAGAAACATACACAAAAAAATTTAAAGTAACAACAGGATTAAATCAACCTTGTGGTCTAAAAGAAGAAGATAGTTACTATGAGTTTATGAAATCAAACATAGCTAATGTTAAAGAGATATTATTAGCAGGAGGCGAACCTTTGCTTATGCCACAGGTTACTAATATACTTGAATGGTTGACTGAAAATAATTACAGTAAAAATATTAGACTTCGTATATTAACCAATGGCACTGTATTTAGATCAAAATGGTTAGAAATGCTAAAAAGTTTTAGAGAACTATCAATGCAGATAAGTTTAGATGGAGTAGAGGAAATAGTAGAATATGCAAGATACCCAAACAAATGGTCTGTATTAGAAAGAAATGTTATAAAATATGCTGAACTAAATGCAGAAGATAACTGTATGGTTGAACTCAATCCTTGTTTACATATTATGAATTTTGTAGGACTACATAAATTGTATGCTTTTGCTAAACAGCATGATATACAAATTAATCCAAGTCTAGTCTACAAAGGCCAAAGAGAGAAAGATTATCTTCATATAGGTAGAATTAAACCTGATATAATTGAAGAAGAAATACAAAAATGTAAATTGGTATTAGAAGGTTGGGATAAATGTGGCAACAATATGAACTTTATAAATAGCATTAGAAACACTAAGTTTTCTATGGGCAAACATAATAGAGAATTTCTTGCTTTTGTAGATTATCTTGATAGTTTTAGACCAATTAAATTTTTAGAACAATATCCATATTTTAATTATATGGTAGAAGGAGATTAAAATGATATACGTATTAGTAGCACTCAAAGGCGAACTGCCAGAGAATAGACTTGACCCTGAAAAATTTAAAGTATGGTATACAGGCGTAGGTAAAATTAATGCAACTGTATCAGCAATGCTGGCCGTTAATCAACCTGATTGTGAGAGAATTATTAATTTTGGAACAGCAGGCACATTAGAACCAGAGCTTGAAGGCAAGTTACTAGAAGTAGGTGCAGTAAGACAACGTGACATGGATGCAAGACCACAAGCACCATTAGGCATGACACCATTTGAAACTACAGAAATTGCAGGCGACATAACACTTAACCCAGACAGTAAAGTAATCTTAAGTTCAGGTGATAATTTTGTAAAAGAACCACCAGAACTAAGAAGTCATTTAGTTGACATGGAAGGTTATGCAATTGCCAAAGTTGGTAAAATGTTTAGCAAACCAACTACACTAATTAAGTATGCTAGTGATATGGCAGACGAAGATGCACCAAAGACTTGGGAAGAGAATCAAGCCAAAGGTGCAGAACTATTTTTAGATTTACTTAAAACAGTTTAATGCAGGAATTTAATTATATCATAGATAAAATAGACTCTGCAGAATTGCTTACTAGTCCATACGAGCATTTATGGATTGAAAATTTTTTAAGTGACAATCACTATTTTGAGTTAGTAAAAGATTTTCATGCTCAACAGTTTGAATGTAGGACTGGTGATCACAGTCTTAGTGCTGATCTAGAATGGAAACCATTTAGAGAATTTATAGAAACATCTAAACAATTATATGATACAATAAAAACTAAATTGACAGCCACTAGATCATGGAATGATATAAGTAGAATTGGCACGGATTATCTATGGGATGATCCAGAACATTATATACATTTGCATACTGATGCAAATGGTAAAGAAGTAATACAATGGCATATATACATGCCTGATATAGATTATAAAAAACATGGAACAATACTTTGCAAGGTAGATAAAAATAGCTATAATGAAAATAATGATAACTGCTATGATATTTTAGAAAGCAAAGAACTACCACTAATAAAAAATTCTTTTCTTGTATATGGGAGCAACGCAGATGCTGATTACCATTATACCGAGCAAGGCGATCGGGTAAGAAAAAGTTTACTAACGAGATACAGATGAAAACAGATAACGGCTTTTGTGCATTACCTTTTGTTCAATATAGCACCTATAATGGTGGACGCTATAGGTTATGTTGCATGGCCAAAGAACCCAAAGAAAAAGTTGACCAAGAAAAACTAGGCATCGACGGAACATGGAATCACGATTACATTAAAGATGTTCGTAAACGTATGACCAAAGGTGAATGGTTGCCTGAATGTAGAGAATGTTTACATTTAGAAAAGAACAATATTGTTAGTTCTAGGCAATGGGAAAACGAAGTTTGGGAAGACGTAATTGACGAAGTGGTTGCTGACGCTTCCGTTAATGATTGGGAGGTTGAACAGCCTTTACAATTTGATTTCAGGCTTGGCAATTTGTGTAATCTACAATGTCAAATGTGCAATAAAGAAGCTTCACATTTAGTAAGTGTTGAGCGAGCACACATGGTGCAAAAAGGACTCGGAGCGGACCATCCCGATTGGCATTCCAATATTGCAGACAAGAAGCAGGCTCTTCTTCAGCCTGGAATAGACTGGGCGAGCTTTAAGGACATGATAGGTAAAGCTCGTAAAATAAAACTTATAGGCGGGGAACCAACGGTTGCAAAGGATATGTTTACTTTGTTAGATCTCGCAGTAGAATCCGGACACGCCGATCACATCGAACTTAGTTTCTATACCAACATCACTAACATGCAAGATCGTTGGCTAGAACAATTAGGGAAGTTTGAAAAAGTGATTGTAAACTGCTCACTTGAAGGTATGGGACCAATGAATGATTATTTACGCCCACCCTCCAAGTGGGATTCAGTTTGGAAAAACTTTGATAAGTTAGTTAAGTTTGCAGATACAAAACAAGGCAAGCGTATTAAAGTAAGAGTAACTACAGTTAATCAAATACATAATGCTTTACATATTGTTCCTTTTTGGAAGTTTATGCATGATTACCAATGCACAGTAAACAGAGGTATTGGTATGTCAACTAATCAATTAGTGGAACCAGCATACTACAGTATGGCACATGCTCCTGAATGGTTAAAGAAAGAACAAGAAAAACAAGTATTAGAGTTTTTAAAATCAATACATAATAGTCCACATTACGAAGACTATGAAGAACCATTAATGGAACTAGTGAACTTTGGAAAAGATCCAGATCACAAATATAGTAAAGAAAAAATGGGGCAATTTGTGTCTATAACACAAAACTACGACAAACATCGTGGACATGATATAATGAGTGTAGCACCTGAGTTTCGACGCATACAAGACGGTATTTGAGCGTCTAAGACCCCCTAAAAGAGGTCTATATAGTTTAAATGTAGCTTATTAGCGTAGTAACTATACATTACTTGCTCAGCTTCAACTAACGGATGATCTCCGCTTAAATTGGAAAATACGCAGTCTGCATAGTCATTCATATTCTCATCAGTAAGACGAAAATACTCCTCAACTTCTACATCTGGGTTTAAATTTAGCTCAAAATCTTTGTTTGTAACCGTCTGTAACGCCGTATTAGCGGTGATCTTTAACGAAGACGGCAAATACCCACTTAATACAATAACCACGCTTGTATGGCGCTCTAAGCCCTTTTTAACCACCTTTTTTAAGCTATCCTCACTACGCCAAAAGCTATGCATTATGTTTTTAGCACCTAAATTATGTAACCATGCTTCTGTTATATTACCTAATCTAGGACCTAGTTTAGCATAGTGTTTGTCTTTGTGAAAGTTATTATATATAACATAAGCAGTATCATTATCAGAATCTGGATGTGCAATACTATTGCTTCTACGTTTACCCACACGAAATAATATACTTTGTTTGTGCTTGGATACTTCAGGAACATCATGCCAACTCCAAGGGTCAGCAACAATACTGTAAAATAAATTAGGGTGACATGGTATTTGTTTTGTAACTTCTAACTGCCTATCTAATAGTCTTGCACCTTGATTATTATTCATATAAATTTGGCTAGTAACTAACCAACGCATATCTTTTAAATCATTGTGTGGTTCTAGCCAACTGCCTCTTTCATCATAATGAAAATTAGTATAAAAATGGTCATGTTTAACATCACGTCCAACCGCATCTAACTTAATAGCCGGTAATTGATTTTCAACCCATTCTAAAAATTCTAAATCATAGTGTTCAAGTCCGGCACTATAGTTTCCATACAAACTACTTTCATGTTCGCTTACTTCTGGATTGCTACAGTATTCTTTAATCCACTCAATAGGATATTCTTTGCTATACTTTTTAAAAAATGCCTGTGGTAGATAGCCATCAATTATTGTGTGTTGAATATCACTCAAGGTTTTTTACCCTCTCAGTCATACATAATTCTGGATGGAGCAGACTCTCATTTGTAATGTCTGCTTCAAAGCATTGTAACTTAGCACCAAATACAATTTGATGTGTAATCCATTGTGCATTGAAAAACCATACATCACCTGGATCAAATGTAATGTAGTGTAATGGGTGATGAAACTGATCCCACATTTTATCATTCCATACACATCTATTACGCATCTCACTAATAAATGTATGTATGTTAGTTTTATCTAATTCTTCTAAATTAAATTTGTCTTTATACTTATACCACATTTGTTCTAAGTCTGGGCCAAACGTTAACACTCGTGGACGCTTTTTATCCAAGTTAACAAACATACGTATCTGTTGTTCATTACCTGTGTGTTGCTCATCTAACTCATCTATGTGTAGTTTATTTTCAACAAGCATATTGTATCTATGACTAAGCATACGTTCTGGTGTGTTGTAACGTGGAAACAGTTTGTCAAATATTTCGTTCCAACCGTTGTTTGCTTGTTTATGTTTTTTGTGAAACACATCAATTTGTTCTTCAGTCCAACCTCTTTCCGTCCTTAATCGTTCTCTTTTTTTGATGTGCGAATTATACCAAGGCATAATCCATTTGTTATCTTTAATAACCCAATCGTCTAACTCATCATAATAATTATAGTCTACACCAGGAATAACTAAATTCTTAATTACTACAGGCCAGCCACTCTCAAAAGACTTGTATAATTCGTCAGAGTGTGCTATAATATCTATATTAGTAGCGTCAAATTCATGCACAGTCATTTCTGTTGCATGATCTTTGTCAAGTGCAATTCGTGTCATTGTTTTAATTCTCCTTGAGTTACAACAAGTATATAGTAATATTGATGTTATGTCAATTGTATTAATGCAGGTTGTAGTTACAATTAACTACTATGTTTATGTGGATAAATATATTTATACAAAAACGAAAGAGGCTTTTTTATGACTACACCGGCAGTTAATGCATGGACAGAGTTTCAACCTTTAAAGAAGGTTATCCTTGGAGCTCCATTCCCACCCGAAACATTTGATTGGCATAAGGATCCAGAAACACGTGATACTATGCGTCAAATCTTTACAGAAACACAAGAGGATATTGAAGTCCTTGCAAAACTATTAGAAGACAGAGGCATTGAAGTATTACGCCCTAGTAATATTTTTACTATTAATGGTGATGAACAAATACAATTACCTTGGATGAGTTGTGGATTCCCTAACCACCCACTAATGCCACGTGATACACTAATGCCATATGGTAACAGCGTATTTGAATGTTTTACAGGCGGAGATAATAGATATTTTGAAAACTTAGCCTATTACGAACATATGGTAGAGCTATATAAGAGTGGGGCCGACTGGATTAGTATGCCCGGTGCTATGGTAAGAGGAGGTATTGGATACGATACATACTCAGCAGAACAAAAAGTTTTATTCCATGCAGCTAATATGATTAAATGTGGAGATACAATTTTGTTTTCACAAGCATGGGAAGAAGATAATAAAAAAGGTAAAGGCACATTACTAGGAAAAGAATGGATGAAACGTGAAATCTCACAACGTTACCCGGGCACTAAGTTTCTTGATATTGGAACAGGTGGACACGCAGATGGTAAAATTGCATTGCTTCGTCCTGGTGTGCTAATGACATGGAATAAAAAATGGGTTCCAGAAGAATTTAAAAATTGGGATATAATTGAAGTAGATGACGATCATGAAATGCCACAAGACTTTTTAGATACTCGTAAACGTAGATACTACAAAGAGTATGTTCAAAAATGGCTTGGACATTGGGTAGGATATGCAGACGAAAGTGTATTTGATGTTAACGTATTATCGTTAGATGAAAATACAGTTATATGCACAGGACGTAATGATGATGCATTTCGTAGAATGGAAGCACACGGCATTGAGCCTATTGTGTGGCGCTTTAGACATCAATACTTTTGGGACGGTGGAATACACTGCTTGACAAGTGACTTGGTGCGTGAAGGCGACAGAGAGGACTACTTTGGCTAAATGGCGCGACACTCAGTTTAAGTGGGCTAAACAAGTAACAAATCTACAAGTAGATATTACAAGTCATTGTAATGCTAGGTGTGGTGCTTGTATACGAAATAAAAATGGGGATGAAGTTAAAGACGAACTTATACTTGAACATTTTGATATGGAAGTATGGGAGCGTTTAGCCAGTAGTGATACACATGGTTGGTTTATTGGGGACCTAACACTAAATGGTAATTGGGGTGATCCTATGATGCATCCAAAACTAGTAGGGATGTTAAACATATGGACAAAGTATCACCCTGAAACTAGTTTGTATTTGCATACCAATGGAAGTATGCGAACTCTCAAATTTTGGGAAGATTTAGCATTTGAATGTAGGAAGTTTACAAACCATTTAATTGTATTTGCAGTAGATGGCATGGAAGACACTCACGCTATATATAGAAGAAAAACACATTGGAAAAAAATTATAGAAAATGTAAAAGCATTTACCAGTGCGGGTGGTAGAGCAAATATAACCATGACATTGTTTGAGCATAACAAACATCAAGTAGATCAAGTAGAAGCAGTTGCTAAAGAATGTAATACATTATATTTTACACTAAGGCATAGTCATGGAGATAACTTGTTAATAGAACTTCCAGAAGAATCTTATAGAATACATGCAAATTATGATCAAGAAGAAAAACAAGTTATGTTTGAAGATAGACCAGAGAGTGTAGCTCATTACAGAATGAGTGAGTTACGTGATCATAGTGTATTTTTAAATATGAATGATAAACTAAAAGATAATAGAAAAAACGATACAGTATGTCCTTGGTATAATGATAGACAAGTTCAAATTGATCCATGGGGCAAAGTTTGGCCGTGTTGCCATGTAAGTTTATGGGGAACTTATATTGAAGGTATGTCATTAACTGATGGTTTGGTAGATGAATCATTTTTGGCAGCAAGAGTAGAAAACGATCTTAAGAAATATAGCTTGCCTCAAGTATTAACTAATCAATGGTTTACTGAAGATCTTAACGATGCATTAAACACTGGAAGCTGGAAACAATGTCAAAATATATGTGGAGTAGAGTGTGTATAGAAATAAATTTTTAGATATGAAAAACTTACCCACATGCATTGCACCGTGGCATGCATTAACTATTAAATGGGGAGGTAATGTTGTTCCTGATATTATCTACAAAGAAAAACTAGGAGATATTAATAACAGCACATTGAAAGAAATATGGAATGGAGATGCATATAGAGAATTACGGCAAAGTCATCGTAACAGAGAAATTCCTAAAAATTGTGCCAATTGTGCAAAGAAAGAAAAAAGTGGCCGTAGTAGACGTATGTATTTCTGGGATAAACTAGATTACGATTTACGTATGGAAAGTGAAACACTTGATGTAGATAGCACACCTGATATTCGTTATCTTGATTTTACACTTAGTAATAAATGTAACCTAGCATGCATACATTGTGGGCCGTTTGTAAGCACAGGTTGGACCAAAGATGGTAAAAAGCTAAACAAAGAAAAGCCTGTATACTGGAAACAAGAACCAGTTGGGTTTAATGGTGTTGCAGAACTTAGCTTTATGGATAACTTGTTTGCTAACCCAGAATACTTTAGAAATTTACAATGGCTAGCATTACGTGGTGGTGAACCTTTATATGATGAGCGTTGTTATGATGTATTAAAATGGTTTGTGGATAACGGACTTAGTAAAAATATTGCATTAGATATCAGCACTAACGCAACAGTATTTGAAGATAGATTCAAAGAGATATTCAAAGAGTTTAAACACATTGAATTATTAATTAGTATTGAAGCCACAGATGAATTGTATAGTATTATACGTGGAGGCAAAGGGTATCAGTGGTCTGACTTAGAAGATAACTTAGAAAAATTTTATGCAGAAGATAATATTGAAATTACATTTGCAGTAACAGTAATGATTACAAACATATTTAATTTAGATCAAGTATGGGATTGGTTCTATACAAATCATAGAAAACGTGCTAGTATAAGCATGACAAATGTTGTTGTTAATCCTGCATACTTAAATATTGCACACATGCCACGAGAATTAAAAAATTTAGCATTAGAAAAAATAGACCATTTACCAAATATGGAAATGTGGCCAATTACAAATAGTAGAGTTGATACATTTGAATATCAAACAGGTATTGATGATATACGTGCAGGACTTAAACGTGAAACAAACGAAGAAGAAGCAACAAAGTATTGGGATTGGTTTGTCAAGTATACGAAAGACTTAGACAGATTACGAGGCACAGATACCTTTGCAAATATTCCGGAAATGGAGAAATATAAATGAAGAATGAAAAAGTAACAAGCAGAACTGAGATGACACCGCATTATAGTCCGTTTGATCATCTTAGTGTAGAAGAAGCAAAAAAGCTAACTGAGATTTTTGAAACAAATGGTAACAGCATTTGGAACATGCCATTTTATGATTATGTAGTTGAACATGTATTTCATGATCCAGATATATTTAATATGCAAAATGAATGTGATGAATACTTAGACATATATCCAGATTGGATTGAAAGCAGTGAACTAAACAAAATAGAAGGCTTACGAACATTTCCAAATAGGTTTGTAAGTTTAGGAACTACACAAGGAATGGACTGGTGGCATTACTGGTGTTTAGCAAATGGCTATGAGTTCCGTATGTTCCGTGGAGAATATCCATACAACAGAGATGCTATACTTAATGTTGGTGGTGACGATTGGACATGGGAACGTTATGTAGATGACACTCCATTAAGCAAAGGCGATGCATTACTTATTAGTTTGCCATTTAGTGGCACTGGAACCAAACATGATAAAATGGAAGAAACCCTAGACTTCTGTGATGCAAATGATATTCCAGTATTTGTTGACATGGCATGGTTTGGAACCTGTCATGGAATTGAGATTAACTTGGATAGAGATTGTATTAAGATGGTTGCGTTCAGCACTACAAAAGGTCTTAGCTGTGGCAACTGGCGTGCAGGTATTGTATTCAGTAAGATCAACGAAGGTGCATTAGCAGTGCAAACAGAATGGAAACATGGTATCCATTTAAACATATGTATTGCAAATACACTTATGAAAAACTTTAGCCCTGACACTATGCCTAAGAAGTATATGAAAGAACATGCAGAGCTATGCGAACATTATGGACTTATTCCAAGTAACACAATACATATTGCACAAGCACCAGAGGCTGAGCAATGGAAACGATTTAAAAAAGATGGTGTGTATAATAGAGTAAACATTAGACATGCAATTAAAAACTATAAACAAAAAGGCACTTGGTTATAATGAACTTCACATCACCTATTAATATTACTAGTAATGCTAAAGATGATTTTCCAGTCAGGATCGATTATATATTTGATAATATTGGACAAGAAAATTGTGAAGATATTATATGGCAGAATGTAATAGATACAGTAAGTGAAATTGAACAAAATGAAATAGGAGTAAGTGTAACTCAGAGTTATCAATATACAAAACTAAATGACCACCCAACTATTTTAACAAAGTGGCAAGGTATGAAAACAGCTAATGGACCTGAGTTTAGAATTGGACTAGGCGATGGCGTTCCAAATAGTAAAAAAACTCCACCTATAATGTCTGGTAATATGAAAACCGGTGTTCAAGTTAATAGCACATTATCAATACAATCAGTTAAACTGGGTAGTATAAATGGTGACTTTGCAATTGAAAAAAATGGCAAATGGTATGCCATTCAAATAGGAGACGAAGTTGTCCAACAGACTACCTAAAAATGCATGTGCGTATCCTTTTAAAGCAGGTATGATCATGCATGCGACTCCTACGACACCATGTTGTAGATTTCACAAGCGTTTCTTATCTGAAGATGACATGGCTCACGTCAACTCATATAAGGATATGTTTAAAGATGTGCGTGAAGCTATGATGCGTAATGAATGGCATCCTGGTTGTTACAAATGTAAAGCAGATGAAGAAACAAAAGGTAGCAGTATGAGAACAGAAGCAGATGAGTTTTTTACCGACTTTACTGATGAGGTGCGTTTAGAGTATTTAGAAATTACAGTTGGCAGATTATGTAATTTAACATGTCAAACATGTGGACCAGAGTATAGTCATAATTGGGATAAAGATTATTTAAAGTTTAATAAGAACTCACAGGCAGCAATTGACTTTATTAATAAACTTAAAAAGGATCCATCTGTTGTAGACTTTGATTCAATTGACTTAGATGCATTAAAACATCTAAAGCATATGAAAGTTACAGGTGGTGAACCATTCTTACATCCACAGTTTATGAAGTTTGTTTTAAGACTTGCAGACGCAGGATTGGCTCCACAGATACATATGGAAATTTTTAGCAATTGCACATTTTGGCCAAAGAAAGCAGAATATGATGCATTGTTCCAGTTTAAAGAACTTACACTTAGCATGAGTATTGATGCATATGGAAAACTTAATGACATGATACGTTATCCTAGCAAGTGGGAAAAGACAGAAGATACACTTGACAAATGGTTGGCATTCAAAGAGCAATACCCAAGAAAAGTCAAGGTTAATATAGCATGCACAATTAGTGTTATGAATATACTATATCTATTTGACTTTGTTGTTTGGGCTCGTAGTGTAAAGAAAGTAAATAATGTTATACTACAGACAGTATATGAACCACACAACCTAAGTATAACACATTGGCCAGACTGGTTTAAACAAAAGCTACTTGATGCATTCCGCTACCAATATAATGAAACAGTTATTAATCCTAATCGTGTTAACAAAATGAAGAAGCTGGTAGAAGATATGTGCAAGCCTAATGATGCAGAAGATTTTAGTGCGGCTTATATTGCAGGACTAAAACACATATGGAAAATACGTGGGTTTGATTTTAATGAACCATGTATACGTAGATTAAAAACTTTGTGCGAGGCAGAGTATAAAGATAGAATTGAGTATATACCTTACTAATGATTAACAAAGACAATTTAAAAAATAGTAAAACATTTTGTATGTTACCGTATATGCACATCTATGGTAGTGCTGGTGGCGACATGGTCCCATGTTGCGAAGCACAAGAAACCCCATTGAATAATCCAGGTGAGACAGCTCTTGAAAGCTGGAATAACGAAAATTATAAAGAGTTGAGACGTGCTTTGGCAAAGGATGAAAGACCAGAACGCTGTAATGTGTGCTGGCACAACGAGGATAGTGGCATTGTAAGTAATCGTCAACAATGGGAAAAAGATAACTGGAATACATTTGCTGATAAGATAAGCGTAAACGACGATTACAGCGTCAACAATGCGCCTTACTGGGTAGAACTTAAAGTAAGCAACTTCTGTAACCTAAAGTGTATTATGTGTAGCACACACAGTTCTTATAAGCGTGTAGCAGATTTAGATATACTTAAAAAATATCAAGCAGATGGATACGAAACAAGATTATTAAGACCTACAGATTTATTTGCAAGTTTAAATGAATGGCCTGATATGTGGGAGACAGTTCATACACTACAGTTCACAGGTGGTGAGCCTATTATTAACAAAGAACATTATGACTTGTTAGCAGGTATTCCAGATCATCTTAAAAGTAAAATTAAATTAAGATATGCGAGTAACTTGAGTTATATTAAATTTAAGAAATATGACTTGATTAAAATATGGAATGAATTTAAACACGTAAATATAAAAGTAAGCATGGACGGTGTTGGAGATGTATACAACTACATTAGACAAGACGGCAATTGGGATACAGTTTACGCTAACATGATGGCGCTAAACGACGAACCTGGAATTGATGTTGCTGCGGGTATTACAGTGCAAGCACACAACATATATCAGATGCCAGAGTTTTATCAGTTTTGGAAAGACAGCCCAGTTGACCTAAAGTTTATTACGGCCAACATATTACAAACACCTAAGTATTTGTCTCCGGCAATTTGGCAAGGTGATTATAGAGATTCTATTATTAAAAAGCTAAGGGCACATGAAAAAGAACATCCTGAGATGAATAGGTTTGCAACATACATGGAAAACAATAAAAGTGATTATATGATATATGCTCGCATGCGGAAATATACAAGAGACATTGAAGAACGATATAAACAAGATATTAACCTAAAGCAAATGGTTAGAAATTATATAGATATGCCATTAGAAGGTATGGACGTAGTAGCAGAAGAAAATGAAAGACAAAGTAAATGGATCGAAAATTAAAAGATGGCACATCTGTGCCTACATTTGATATGGCAATAAAATTAAAAGTAGTAACTAAATGTCCAGGTAAATGGAAACTAACAGATATGGAAACAGGCGAAGAATATATAGGGCAACTGCCAACTGAACAAGACACACATCACTGGAAGAAAATATAAATGAAACAAGGTCAACAAAGTTGGGAATATAGTCACACAGATCATGCATGGCCTATTGTGCATGCTTTTCTACCATTGGACAAAGAGCTCAACGATACACCTATACTAAAACAAAAACTAGGCATTATACAAGATGTAGAATGTAATAATCATCTACGTGGTGGTATTGTTAATGTATACAATCAATATGATGCAACTTGGCTAACAGCAATGAATAAGTTAGGATACAAATATGCATGCGTATGGTTTGAAGGTATATGGCCAGACACAGAAGAATTTAATTTACTTTTACTAGATGAAATTGATCGCTATAATAAAGAAGATCCAAATTGGATTATTGGTGGACAACTACAATTACATGATGACATATATCCTTACTTTGCAAGAACAATGTTAATTGTAAACATACCGCAATGGATTGCACACAAAAGCCTAAGTCCATACTATGAAGCATCTTCTCACCCAAATTGGATTAATCATGATTCTCAATCAAATTATGAAGATAGCGAATATAGACTTAACGTTCATCCAGATTGGCAATTCAGTGACGAGCCTCCTAAACAAGGACAATTTATGTATCAACATAATTTTGGTGCTCAATGGGTGCAATGGAGTTTTATTCAAAATCTTACAGTGTGGGGATTATCAGATACACTTATGGAAAACATAATGCAACCTAGAATACATTTGTCACCAGTAGAATTTGAAAAAGGAATAATGGGTCAAAAACATGATAACAGTGGTTTCTCTAATCAAGGAGAAAGACTAGTAGGTAGAATACATAATGGAGACAGTAGTCCAGTTTACTTTGTTAATACAGAGCCTAGTAGCCCAAGTATTTCTCAACAAGCACTAGATACTAAGTTTGACCAATATGTAGGCTGCACAGCAGGATTTAAGCTTCTATACTATGCTTACAAGTATGGTATGACTAAGAACACACGTTTCGTATGGTTTGACTTTGATGCTGATAGTGTTCAATTTAAACGTGATACTATTAAATATTGGAACGGTGAAGACTTTCCAGCATGGGTAGATAAGTGGATTCATGCACATCCAGGTTGTAATGATAGACTACGTGATATGGCACATGAACGTTGGTCAAGAGTAATAGACTACTTTGATGGTCCAGCAAATTGGTTAGAGTTTTGGAACAAAGTAAAACAATGCGAACATCAATATTTTAATACAGACTTAATTTATAATCATAATGAGATGTTTGATGCAATGAATAATTGTAAAACACTATTTTGGAGTAGCAACATCTATAGTTATATTACACCTAAACTAATGGCAAAGCCGTTTGCATTAGAAAAAAGTTTTATGGAAATGATAGAAAAAGTATGTAGCACACACGAACACAGTTGGTTCAGTGGAACCGATATTAATGACAATGATTTAATGTGTCCAGCAAATGTTGTGCTAAGTGCGACTGATAATAGAGGAATAGGATTAGAGTAATGCATTTAAATTTAACAGAACATGTTACTGATAAAAAACTAGTTCATTTATTCTTTAATGAGGTATTACATCCTGCATTAAAAAATGAAGATGAATATGCAGGTAAACTAAAAAAACTAATGCAAATTAATATTAATAATAGCACTAGATATCCATATCTACATGCAGATAAATGGCGACATGGATTTTTTGGTAACGCAATTAATCACGTAACTAGTCTTGGATTTAAACATGCTGTAATTTGGTTTGATGGTTGTTGGCCTGGTGCAAGTGAATTTGATGATGAACTAATAGATGCAATAGACAATAAATGGAACAATACAGATTGGTTAGCAGCAGGACATATTTTAAATAGAAATGAAGACGGCCCTGTGTGGCATGAGCAATGTGTTATTATTAATTTAGAAGAATTTAGCCCATTACTAAGAACGTTTGATGGGTTTACAAATGATGATAATCAATTAGAAATATACCCAGACTATAAAGCGTCATTGGATCATATGCATGATGATTATACTCCTACATGGGTAGCAAGCAAAGATGCGTTAACACACGGCAAAGAAGAATATAAAACAAAGCCAACAGATTATACTAATGACTTTCTTAATACATTATTTCCTTTAGCATTTTTAAATGGGCTAACTATACATAATTTAGATTACAACATACGAAATCATAAGATTTGCTGTTATGTCGAAGATGATTTAGAGTTTACAAAAAGTTGGTTCTTTGACTACAATTTTAACACAAGGCTAAGCCTTGCTGAGAGTCGCAGTTTTGGATACAACGAAGTAAGCGAAGACAAACGTGAACTATTTCAATACAAAGTAATGGATACTCATATTATGTATGTTACAAATACAGAAGATGTTCCATTAGGTGATCCATTAGGTATAGACACACTTGTAGTTCCTTGCAGTGGGCTACACCAATACAAACATGTTAGTAATAACAGAGATACTATTAAACGTATATTGTGGACAGACTTTAGTCCATTTGGAATTGGTTGGCAAGAGTATGTATTAAAAAACTGGAACGGTATAGATTTTCCAAAATTCTACAACGATAACTTTCATATTATTACAGACTTAGGATTGCCAAGCAAAGAGTTTATTAACTACGATGAAGAAAATGCATTAGATTTTATTGATAGTTATGAATCAGAAGAAGATTGGTTAGAACATTGGGATTTTATTAGAACACTTGATCACCAGTTTATTAAGATTGATGTAGTAAAAGAATGGAAACGATTAGCTGAACTAGTGGGAAAAGACCACATAGCGTTATTACAGTTAAGTAATATTTGGCAGTATGAGATTAATTACATAAACTCTCCTGCATTTGATGCCCAAGTGGCATTTGTTGATCTATTCAACAAGTTATTGCAAAATAACAAAACCATATATTTTTCAGGTGATACTCCAGGCGGCGAGTATTACGAGTATCAAAATATGAGGCTGCTGCCAGGAGTAATATAAATGATAGATTATAAACGTCTTGCATATTGGGAAGAAATAGATCAAGAATCTAAAGATTGGTTTTATGCTAATGAACTTATGGATACTAATCCTGCAAGTGCAGATGCACAACAAATTATACCGGAAGATGAAGATGATATATTAGATAATTCTCATGTTCCATGGATACCAATTCCAGATATTAATATACCCTGGAAAGAAATACATGCAGAAGCAATACATTTATTAGAAACCGAATGTTTTAGTTTACACAGAGCAAACAGCGGTGGTGGTTGGTTAAGTTT